CGATCTGATCCAAGGTAATACTCCCGATGAAATTGAGAGCAGCATCGCTACTCTCAAAGACAAGTCTTCAAGCATCTTGCAGTCTGCACAAGCAGCCATGCAGAATGCGAAGCAACAAATGGCAGGTACTCGAATTACCGCACCTGCCTCAGGACCCCTCGATAATGACTCGTCACAACAATCGTATACACCCGATGCAATTCGGGACATGACAATGGCCGACTATGCGAAACAAAGAGCCAAACTACTTGGCACTGCAGCCAGCAATCGTGGTCAGGGACTGTTCGATCAGTAATCCCTTCCAACTAACCAATTAAGAAAGGACTTGACCTAAATGGCAAGTGCAATTACAGGTACTGGGCAACTCGCAGGAGCGCCTACAGCGTACTCAGGTTCAAACTCATCTTTGAACCAAGCAATTCAAACAATCTGGAGCAAGGAAATCTTGTTCCAGGCAATGCCAATTCTTCGCTTCGAGCAATTCGCAGTTAAGAAGACAGAACTAGGTGTAGCACCTGGTCTCCGCGTTAACTTCCTCCGTTACAAGAACTTTGGTATCGATCCAACACCTCTAACTGAAGGTGTTCGTATGACAACCAACGCTCTAACAGCAGAGCAGATCGCAATTACAGTTGCAGAACACGGCTACGCAGTAGCAGTTTCTGAACTACTTCTTAACGCATCATTTGATGATGTTATGGCGTCAGCATCACGTCTTCTAGGCCGCCACATGGCGCAGTACCTAGATGTACAGGCTCGTAACACACTATCAGCAGCAACATCAGCAGTGTTCGGTTACGACCGCTCATCTGTACAGGGTGTTAACGACTGGTACAACGAAGGTACACCAGCAACACAGATGTCAGACCTAGATGGTAACTACAAGTTGTCAACAGGTGCTGTAAAGGATGCTGCTCTTACCCTTGCTGGTAAGAACATCCCTCGCTTAGGTGAGACATACGTACAGTTTGTACACCCAAAGCAGTCACGTGACATTCGTTCGAACCCAGAGTTCATCGAAGTTACAAAGTACGCTGCTCCAGGTAACTTCATGCTCGGTGAGATCGGTCGTCTATACGACGTAGTATTCATCGAAACAACACAGGTTAAGAAGTTGTCAGTTAACGCTGCATACACAACTTCAACATCTGTTGGTGTTCCATCAGATCAGTACAGCGTTCCTGTCAAGGCTAACACAGCCCCAGGTTCAGGTGGAAACCCAGAGTCTGCAGATTTCACAGCAGAAAAGGGTTACCTAACATCAGCAACTGGTAACGGTGCTGAAGTTTACGAATCAATCATGATTGGTGACAACGCATTCGGTCACGCAATCTCTCTTCCAGTTGAACTACGTGACGGTGGAGTTCTTGACTTCGGTCGTGAGCACGCTCTTGCATGGTACGCAATCTGGGGCCTAGGTGTAATCACCGATCAGGCTATCGTCAAGGTTTACACAAACTAAGACAAGTTTTACAGATGTCTGGGGACCCTACTCCTTCCTGGGTCCCCAGGCATCAATAACCAATCTACTTTAGGAGAATACATACCGTGGCAAATACACCAGTAAGTCCTTTAGACGCAACAGGTCGTGCTAAAGAGCAAGCAACAAAGAAGAACGCAGCAGAGTTAAAGAAGCGTGCAGAAGAAATCTCAATTGCAACGCAACTTGAGGCAGAGAGTCTGGAGAAGGATGTATTTGATCCTAAGAATCCAGATGCACCACTCGTACTAGACGAGATCGAAAATGTTGGAGTATCAACTGCAGGTGACATGGTCGTCATCCGTACGATCACTGACATCGAAGACATGACTTACGGAGTAGGAAACTCCTACACCTTCAAAGCAGGCGTTAAGTATCGAGTCCCATCAGGTCTTGCGGCTTACCTTGAGCAACTTGGATATATTTGGCGTCCTAACTAAACACTAGACGTCACAAGTAGTCCGACCCTCAACTGGTTCCCGCCCTCCTCCCAGTTGGGGGTTGGGCCTTTTTTGCACTGTGTAAATCTTAATTACACGAGATGATAGGCACAGTAATTTTACGGAGGTTAAGTGGCTACATTAGCAGCGATGTCAAACCGCCTACGTTACGAACTTGGTGACATTGGTCGGTCTTTCGTCTACCAATTTGTGGCTGATGGCACCACTAACCGTTTTCTTATTCCATACTCTCCTCTTGACGGTGCATACTTAGCCATAAATAGCGATGGAGTAGATGTATCTGCTGATGTAGAGGTAGAAGAGGCGACTGGATATATCGTGTTTGATGATACACCTGCAGAAGGTGACGTCGTTATTGTTGCTGGAAACTACTTCAAGTACTTTACAGAAACTGAGATAACTCAGTACATACTAGACGCATTTGCACAGCACACTACTTTTCACACAGACTCTTACGGCCGCACAATGACTGTTGCAAATTTACCTACGGTAGAAGAGTACCCAGTAATTATTTACGCATCTACTCTAGCCATGTACACACTGGCTACCGATGCCTCTTTTGATATTGACATTCAAGCGCCAGATGGAGTGATGATCCCTCGCTCTGAGCGTTATCGCCAGTTGATGCAGATGATTGAAGTTCGCAAGAATCAGTACAAGGAACTCTGTTCACAACTTGGTATTGGTCTCTACAAGATCGATGTATTTTCATTACGCCGTATCTCAAAGACTACCAATGAATACGTACCAGTATTTGAGCCACAAGAGATTGACAACAAGTCACCTAAGACACGAGTTCGTCTACCTATTCCTACCTATGGAAACGTCAAACCAACTCCAACAACTGTTGTACAAGACCTCAACATCTACGAAGGAGATGACTACGAGTTCTCTATTCGTCTAGACTTCGAAGTAGACAACTTAACCCCACTGGCAGAGATTAGATCACTTCCAGGTGCAGCAGTTGTATTTGCTGAATTTACTGTAACAAAGCCAGACCTTGTTGAAGACGGCGATAACAAACGAACACTTGTTCTTTCACTTACTGGTGAACAGACTCGTTTACTTCCTGGCAAGTGCTACTATGACGTACAATTGACAGACGCAGATGGTGTAACTCACACTTACGTCTCTGGAATAATCTTCGTCACAAAAGAGGTAAGTCTATGACAAACCAGTACATCCGTCCAGGATCTGCAAACATTCCTATTGCAGTCAATGACGTAGTCCTGATCACAACACCTGAAGGCACCCTTATAAACACAGGCCTTGGTGGTGGCACCGATGGCGCACAGGGTACTCAAGGTGTTAGAGGAGCCCAAGGAACACAGGGCGTACAGGGTACAACTGGAATTGGTACGCAAGGAACCCAAGGAGCAACTGGTACTGGCACACAAGGTGTAGCAGGTCCTCAAGGACCTCAGGGTGAACCTGGTATCGGTGGCTCAGATATCACTAGCACTGATGACCTTGTCGAAGGTACTACAAACAAGTATTTTACAGTTGGTCGTGTATCACACGAGCACATGCAAGGATCAGCCAGCAACTCCTGGGTGATCAATCACAATTTAGGCTTCAAGCCTAACGTTACAGTTGTAGACTCTGCTGGTAACCTTGTTGAAGGTGAAATTGCGTACACTAATTCGAACTCATTAACGGTCTCTTTTCAATCCGCATTCTCAGGTAATGCCTACTTATCTTAAAGGAGATAGACCGTGGCCCGTAAGTTTTTAACCCCGATTGATTTAGGCAAACTTGAACTTCAGAATGCCCGTATTCAGAACCTCGCTACAGTCAATAAGCCAGCCAACCCAGTCGAAGGTCAGATTTACTATGACACTGACGATAAGGTTGTAAAGACATGGAACGGCACTGCGTGGATCAACGCAAGCCAAGGCACACAAGGAACTACTGGAGCACAGGGTACGCAAGGTACTGCTGGTGCACAGGGTCTTGATGGTGCAAATGGAACTCAAGGAACTGAAGGTTCGCAAGGTACTCAAGGTACAGACGGTGCACAAGGTCTTGATGGATCTAACGGTACGCAAGGTACCGAAGGTGCTCAGGGTACTGAAGGAGCGCAGGGCACCGAAGGTGCACAAGGTACAGACGGTGCACAAGGTCTAGACGGTTCCAATGGAACGCAAGGAACTGAAGGAGCGCAAGGAACTGAAGGCGCCCAAGGTATTGAGGGTGCACAAGGATTAGAAGGATCGCAAGGTACACAAGGTGCTGAAGGTTCATTCGGTGGTGTAACTTTTGAGTACAACTATGACTCATCAACAACGATGGCAGACCCAGGCGATACATACATCCGCCTTAATGCTGCGGCAGCCTCTGCAACACATCTTGCAATTGATGACGTAAATGCTGCATCCGTAGACATCCACCCATACCTACAAACAATTGATGACTCTACTTCAACAGTTAAGGGTCACCTAAAGATTTCGCTTAAATCAAATAGTGCAGTATTTGCTATGTATGCGATCAACTCAATGGTTGATAACGCTACATACTTTGATGTTGACATTACATACTTGTCTGGTTCTGGTTCTTTCACAGATGAAGACGATGTTCTTCTAACATTTGCTCGTACAGGAGATGTGGGTGCTCAGGGTACTCAGGGTACTACTGGTGCTCAAGGAACTGAAGGTGCGACTGGTGCTCAGGGTACCGACGGTACTACTGGTGCTCAAGGTACTGAAGGAGCGCAAGGAACTGAAGGTGCACAAGGTACAGAGGGCTCTCAAGGTACTCAAGGTACAGCAGCCCTTTGGAACTTTACAGGTGCTTACGGTGGCGGAAATGCGTATGCAATTGGAGATGTAGCCACATACAACGGCCAGACTTGGTACCGCATCGACGCTCACGGTGGCAACACTGGAGACACTCCTGCAGAAGGAACTTACTGGACATTAATTGCTGCACAAGGTTCTCAAGGAACAACTGGTGCTCAAGGAACTGAGGGTACACAAGGAACTGAAGGAGCACAAGGCACCGAAGGTGCACAGGGCACTCAAGGAACTGATGGAACTCAAGGAGTCCAAGGATCTGAGGGAACTCAAGGCACACAGGGAACCGAAGGTACTCAGGGAGTACAAGGTACTGAAGGTACTCAGGGAACCCAAGGAGCAGAAGGCGCTCAAGGAACTCAGGGTACTGAGGGAGCGCAAGGCCTAGAAGGTCAGCAAGGTCTACAGGGTGCTGAAGGTAACTTCGGTGGTATCACAGTTGCCTACAACTACGATGATGGCACAACAATGTCAGACCCAGGCGACAACAATGCTCGTTTTAACAATGCTAATCCGACTCTAGTTACACACCTGGCACTGGATGATAATCCTGCTGATGGTAACTATGACGTCTCTAACTTCTTAACTACTATTGATGATTCAACATCTACCATCAAGGGTCACGTAAAGGTATCTAGAAAATTTGATACTGCTACTTTTGCACTCTACACAATTTCGGGTGTTACAGATAGCACTAGTTGGTTTGATGTAGAAGTTGCTTACGTATCTGGTAACGGAACATTTACTGACGGAGACGAACTTCTCTTCACATTTGCTCGTACTGGTGACGTCGGTGCTCAGGGTACACAAGGTACTGAAGGAGCCCAGGGCGTTCAAGGTACTGAGGGAACTCAGGGAACTCAAGGAACACTCGGAGCCCAAGGAACTCAAGGCACCGAAGGTGCTCAGGGTATCGAAGGTGTACAGGGCGTACAAGGATCTGAAGGTACGCAAGGCGTACAAGGGTCTGAAGGTACACAGGGTACAGAGGGTGCTCAAGGTACAGAAGGTGCTCAAGGAACACTAGGAGCAACTGGAACTGGTTTTGTTTACTTAGGTAACTTCATCAGTGGAAACGGTTACACCAGCGGAGTTGCTGTTGTATCTGGCTCTGACGGAAACCTATACATCGCAACTTCAAACGGCGAACTAGGTGATCCAGTTAGCACCCCTGCTGATTGGGACCTCTACTTACCTAAGGGTGTTCAAGGAACAGTTGGTTCCCAAGGTACTGAAGGCACACAGGGCACTGTCGGTGCACAGGGTACTGAAGGCGCCCAAGGTACTGAAGGTACTCAAGGTACTGAGGGAACTCAGGGAACCGAAGGATCTCAAGGTACGGAGGGTGCACAGGGAACTGAAGGCGCCCAAGGTATCGAGGGTTCTCAGGGTACTGAAGGACACTCAGACCGTTACAAGACAACCTCTTCTACAACACGTTCGATTGCAGTAGCAAACAACGTAAGTTTTGTATTAGCAGATGCTGATCTCTCATACTCAGTTGGTCAAGATGTAGTAGTTGCTTACGATGTAAACAACAACATGTCTGCAACTGTAGTCAGTTACACAGCAGGAACTAACACACTCGTTGTAGACGTCAATGACGTTAGAGGTTCAGGAGAGTATTCTTCTTGGTCTATCAACCTTGATGGTGCTACTGGTGTACAAGGTACAACTGGTGCTCAAGGAGTACAGGGAACTGTAGGAGCCCAAGGTACCGAAGGAGCCCAAGGTACTCTTGGTACTCAGGGAACTGAAGGTGCCCAAGGCACTGAAGGCGCTCAAGGAACTGTTGGTACCCAAGGAACACTTGGAGCCCAAGGTACAGAAGGTGCACAAGGTACTTCTGGTCAACTAGGAACCTACGCAACAACTATTACTGGAACCTCTACAGACGGTGGAGCAACTGGAACTACACAGTTCACAATTACACACAGCCTAGGTACTACAGACATCATGGTCACAGTCTGGGATACCGCATCAAAGGCTGAAGTTGTAACTGATGTCGTGTACGTAACAACATCCACAGTCACAGTCGGATTTGCAGTCGCTCCACTCACATCTCAGTCATACAGAGTGGTAGTCAAGGCGTAACACATGAGCAAAAAAGCACTCGTCCCTATCAACGTACTGTCCAGCAACATAGAACCTGCTGGACGGTACGATGGTGACGTCTACTTTAACTCTATTAGCCAGAGTTTCTTCGTATACAACGGAGTAAGTTGGCTAGAATTTTTGCCGAATATTCAACCAGTAACAGAAGATGGTGGAATTGTTGGTTCAGCACAACCAAGTGATCTTGATGGTGGACTTGCAGATACTACTGACTTTGAAACAACCTTCGATGGAGGAAACGCTTAATGGCAATTAGAATCCAAGTACGCCGTGGAACTGCTACTCAATGGGATACCTCAGACCCCGTCCTTGCTGCTGGTGAGATTGGTTTTGAAACCAACACTGGCAAGTTCAAGGTGGGTGTAGGTGGATCTACTGTCTACAGCGATCTTCCTTACTTCCTTGATGAAGACGGTATCGCAAGCCTGATCAGCGCCAGTGAATTAAGTACTACCGATGACCTTACAGAAGGTGCCCTTAACAAGTACTTAACTGCGTCAACATTAAGCACAATTCTAAATGCTGGAACACTAAGCAACATCACTTTCTCTTACAACGCCGCAGTACAAGGTATCGATGTATCAGTACCTACAGTTCAGGGAACTACTGGTGCCCAGGGCACAGTAGGCTCACAAGGAACCGAAGGATCTCAAGGAACCCTAGGAACTCAGGGTGCGGTAGGTTCTCAAGGTACTGAGGGTGTTCAGGGTACACAAGGTACACAAGGAACCCTAGGTAGCCAAGGAACTGTCGGTACACAAGGAACCCAAGGCACCCAAGGAACTCAAGGTACCCAGGGAACTCAAGGAACACAGGGAACTCAGGGTGTACAAGGTCTTCTAGGTGTACAGGGTTCTGCGGGTAATTTCGGTGGCGCTTCATTTGATTACACCTTCAGTACAACAACAACAGAGGCTGATCCAGGTGCAGGCAACCTTCGTTTCAATGCCTCTCCTACAACAGCAACTGCTATGTACATCGATGCAAGTGATGATGCTGCAACAGATCTCTCAACATTCTTAAACACAATCGATGATTCCACATCAACTATTAAAGGACACTTCCGTGTCTCTAAGAAGTTTGATGACAGCGTATTTAAACTCTACACAATTGGTTCTCTTACAGATAACACTGGCTGGTTTACAGTTAACTGCTCTTACGTATCTGGTAACGGAACACTATCTAACTCAGATGACATCGTAATCACATTTGCTCGTACGGGTGATAAGGGTGATACTGGTGTTCAGGGAACTGCAGGAACTCAAGGAACCGAAGGTGCACAGGGTGCAGTAGGTGCCCAGGGCACAGTAGGCTCACAAGGAACTGACGGAACACAGGGAACTGTAGGCACACAAGGTGCTGTAGGCGCACAAGGAACTGAAGGAACACAGGGCGTACAAGGTACAACTGGTATTGGTACTCAAGGTACAGTCGGTGCTCAAGGTACACAGGGAACTGGTGGAACTCAGGGTACTGCAGGTACTTCGCCGTCAGGAAGTGCAACTGTTGCAGACGTACTTATGCTTGGTGGAATGTAGCCTAAAGCAGTTCTGTACTACCCCGATGTATCTGGCTGACTTGTGCTGCCTCTTGTAAGAACTTAATGGGGCGGTATACACCAGGCTTTACTGTGAAGGTATTGAAGGTCATCTGATCTTCTTCCTTCTTCATGCGGAAATTAAAGATGTACCAATCAACTGGGCAGTTGATGCCTCGTAATTCCACATCCTCAACTGCTCGTTGTGCACCCTTGCGACTGACTGCATACCCTGCACACGACCACTGCTGGTATGAGCGGCAGGTGTACTCCTCACCAAGATCATGCGCTGCCTCGTTGTAGGCAAACAGGGAATCATCTGGAACAAAGAATGAGAAGAAGTCCCAGATGGGCATTAACTCCTGCATGTACATGGTGACAATCTCTTTAAAGTTCTTGCTCACCAAGATGTCATCTTCAAAGATGATTAGAGTGTCGTAATCTGTCTCTAAGAACTTCTTATAAGCAAGGTAGTTACTAGCCCACACCCCAACAACTCCAGCAGATGGTGGGAATGTCTCACCTGGTTGGCAGTAGTCATGGACTGTGTTGACCTTAAAGCCAGGTGTCTGATTAACAAACGCCTCAGCCTTATCTGCTGTGTTCAAGTACATTGTGGGCGAACCCAGACGAGGCAAGAAAGAGAGCGCCTCTACAATTCCTTCATAGGATTTATTACGTAAGTTATTTCCAGTATCCGTATGAAAGACTTCATAGCAGGCGTTATCTAGCACTTCTCAATCCACAACTGATATCCAGATTCAATGACTGTGTACTGGTCCTTACATACCTCTAGGAAGCCGTCTACGCCCCTCTTAGGCTCTAGGAAGCGGTCTCCGTTGTAGTTCCATAGGTAGTCATCAAATGCCATCACGCCACCCTTCTCAAGGAGTTTGAAGGCATTAAGTCCATCCAGAGCGGTCTGTAGCGCTGTGTGATCGCCATCAATATAGATGAAGTTATATGTACGAGATGGACGATTGAAGAACTCATCGCTAGTCATCTTGTGTTTGGTAATGCGTGGGTCTTTAAACCGTGAGTCGTAGTAGTCCTCGACAGAGGTGAAGTCAATCTGATCATGTGCCTTCTCTTCACTTCCCTCCCAGGTGTCGACATCATCGAGGTACTCGATCTCGCAGTTGTCCATCAGCCACTCTGTGGCATCGCCTGTATAGGTGCCGATCTGTAATGCACGAAGTGGCACATTGGGCACATGACGGAAGTACTTCTCTACATCTTTAAACCAATTAGGAAACATATTAGAACAACTTCATATTATTGAGGCAACCGCTTACATACTCTGGTGCCATCTGGTGATCATCGAGTAGATGCTGGAATAGAACTTTACTCTCTTCTTTGCGGCCTAACCACCAACCTGCTACAGCCTTCTCAAACATCAAGCAGTATGAGCCGTGGTAGTCAACATGTGCTGGCAGTGGGTTGTGGAAGGTAGTAGTTGCATAGAGCAAACCCATCTCCGCATAGGTATAGCACTGCTGGTACTCCTTGTTGCGTTCGTGAATACGGGACAATAAGAAGTATGCCTCTGGTCGGTTAGGTAAGTACGCAACAGCCTGCATGAGGTTGTTGTACACAGTCTTATTACGATCGCCTTGGTAAGACCAGCACAACGCCATTTTTAACAGGGATGCATATGCAATAAGAGGATGGGTCTTGTGGCCGTATTCAGCGGCTCTCAAGTAGAACCCTGCAGCAGATGCGTATTGCTTCTCTGCATCGTAGGCCTCGGCAAGATCGAAGTTAAGTTGTACATCCTCAGGCTTTTCAGCAAGAGCGATTGTTATCTCTTTAATTCCCATATGCCATCGCCTCCGTAACTAAGCCATTTACAACCTTCTTTGGTATCTCTAGTACAAAGGCCGCATTATCTTGCACGCCAAAACTTAGCAGTAGTTTGCCGTTACGAACAGCGGCTCCTACACAGAACTCAATTGGCGTATCTAAGAATGCAAACGATTTAGTTAGACCAACAAAGTTAAACTCCTTGTCCCACACGATCATTCGGTGACGATAGATAGAGTCTTTCTGGTTGAGGTAGTTACGCCACAACTTTACTTCGTGAGTAAATGCGATGTAGTAATCGCCCCAAGAAACAATGTTAGTACCACCACGTTGATCAATAGGAACAGAAGGTGTTTGTTTTACCAGTACCTGCTCACACTCGGACTTATCAGGATTAGCCTTAACAACCTCAGTAGGCATAGCCCACTTCACAAAGTGATACGGCTTATCAAGGATAGGCATCCAGTTCTTTTCGCAGTATGAGTTCACATCGATAGGAGGCGGTATGCGAACTCGCTGCACCTCTTTGGCTGTCCAGTTAGTTTTGTCTAACTCAATCTTGGAGTACTCCATGCGACCCTGACCGTTAGGTGTGGTGTCACGACGAACACCGATCAGGTAGTAGTTTCCATCCCACTGAGTGATGCGGCAGTCTTCTTCTCCAACAAACTCCCAAATAGGTGGGACGTCAAGTGCTGAGTAATCCACCTTTGTGTAGTTGATGATGTTGAGGTCCTTATCAAGACGGCAGAGGTAGTTGGTCGTAACTAGTCGTTGGTCTCTTTCAGGGTGTAGGTAGGACAAGGGACCCCAAGGGCTAAAGAACCGCTGATCATGCTCTGAGTGATACAAGGTGTAATTCACATGCCTGATATTGACCAGGATATCCCCATCATTGTCAATAAAAATTGAGGGATTCATTAAGCCCATACCAGAGGTAAGGCTATGAGGTAAAATAAGGGGCGCTAATTTTCCGCCCTGAGAAACCGCTTTATGCACCAAATTCATAGGGACACTTTAGCCCACATAGGTTTTATGTACCAGTTAACCTAGTCCTACTTATTCTTTTAAGGAGTCTCATGGCAACGACATATAAGGTGCTAGGGCAATCAAACCCTTCAGCAACTACTCTTACCACACTTTACACAGTGCCTTCAGCAACTGAGGCTGTGGTTTCCACTATCGCAATCTGCAACCAGGCTGCGACAAGTGCTACCTACAGAATTGCTGTTAGACCAGCAGGTGCAACTGCAGAAGCAAAGCACTACCTTGTTTATGGGGCAACTGTTGCTGCTAACGACTCCACGCTACTGACTCTCGGAATCACACTTGCAGCAACCGATGTGATCTCGGTATACACTTCAACAGCAAACCTATCAATCTCAGCATTCGGAAGTGAGATCGCTTAATGGCAATTAGAAGGGCATTAACCTCAGGATTAACGGGAGTAAAGTACACCGTTGCTCAAGCGGCAAATACATTTAAGCAAGATGTTCCAGACTCTCCAACTATTGGTACTGTAACTGTTGCATACACAGTTGCAACTATCCCGTTTACACCAGCAGCAACTGGAGGTGTTGCTACCTCTTACCAGGTTGCATCAACGTCTGGTGGGTTTACGGCTAGTGGTTCGACTTCACCTTTGACAGTTGTAGACCTAATCCCAGGAACCTCATACACCTTTACAATGACAGCAAGTAACGCAAGTGGAACAAGTTCTCCAGTAAGCGCAACAAGTAATTCAATTACCGCTTCTGCTGCTGCTCCTTCACAGGTCGCTAAGCCTACTGCAGTTGACGTTGGAACTAGCCGTGCGTTTAACAACGGTGCTGCAACAGTGTCCTTCTCGCCACCATCTGCAAATGGTGCTACTATCACCTCTTACACAGTGACTTCAAGTCCAGGAAACTTTACTGCAACTGGTGCTTCCTCACCATTGACTGTAACAGGTCTTGCATCAAACACCTCTTACACATTTACAGTTACAGCAACTAACAGTATTGGAACTTCGATTGCATCCACTGCTTCTGACGCCATTACTGCAACCACAGTTCCTCAAGCACCTACAATCGGTACTTTCTCACGAACAGGGTCAGGAACTGCAAACCTTACCTTTACAGCAGGTGCTACTGGCGGTAAAGCGATTAGCACTTACACAGGTTATGCAAATGGTGGAAATGCCACTAACACGGGGTCAGGAACAGTGTCCTTCTCAGGGCTAACTACAACTACAAGTTTTACAGGAACTGTTGTTGCGGTAAACGCTAATGGAACATCTGCTACCTCTGGAACAAGTAACGCAATGGTGCCTTATGCATCAGGCTCTGCTTTTGCTGCATCTACAACTACAGCCTTTATTCCTCTAGGAGTAACGACGGTCTCCTACTCTAACCGTGGAGGAGGAGGTGGCGGTGGAGGATCTGGAAAGCCATCTTCTAACTCATGGCCAGGCGCAGGTGGAGGTGGCGGTGCTGGATACACAGGCAGTTCTACTCAGTCTGTCCCACAGAACACTAGCATCAGCCTAAGCGTTGGTGGAGGTGGCGGTGGCGGTTCAGCCGCAGGTTATGGCTCTTTTGCTCCTAATTCAACTCCTGGAGGTTCGGGAGGCACTACAGGAATCAACGGAACCCCATTAACTAGTGGCGGTGGCGGTGGTGCTGGTGCAACTGGTGCATTCGGTAACGGAGCAGGTGGTGGCGGAGCGCCTCCAGGATCTACTGCTGCAAACAACTTCAGCCCTGCAACTGCTCCAGGTGGGGGACCTAATGGTGGTAATGGTGGTTATGGCTCAGGTCAAGGCCCCTCTGCTCCTAGAGTTGCCGCAACGGCTGGAAATAACGGAAGTGTGTACATATCATGGTAACTAATGATGAGTATTACTACGCTTTTTTAGATGAGAATAACTTTGTTAAGAATGTCTTGTACTTTAAAGAACCACTACCTGTAGAACTTAAGCACGTGTTCCTGGAAAGTGAGGCCGCAGACTCTGTGGTTTTACAGACAGAGGAGACTGGGCATGCTTTCATAGGTGGTGACTTTTTTGGTGAGATATTTCGAAGACCAGAACCAGAAGATTCTTTAGGTTGGGATGAGATCCTGTTAACTTGGATCGTCCCTATTGAACCATACCCAACTGAACTTCCCTAATCATTAGGAGTAATGAGGAGCAATAACATGGAGCAACCAGCCACTAAGATAGTGGTTCTAACTATACCTAGATCAGGAACACACTTAGTAGTACGAAGTATTGCTAAAAGTTTAGCCCTCCCATATTACTTGCCGTATTCGTTGGGGAGCACACCTCTTCCTACACGTTATTCTGAGTACGTTGTGGGCGCTCACCCTTTTTACAATGCACCTTTTGTTGGACTACAAGACGGAAAAGTAGTGCCTGAAGAAGGGATTTCTTCTCTACACTCTACTCTACTGGCAGAAAAAGGAGTCACTACCCTTGTTGTAGAGCGTAATCTACTTGACAACTTACTTTCTTACGCTGCTTTCGACAAGGTAGATGTACCTATAAATTCTTCAGAATTTGTTGCTTCTTTACAAGTAAAGTCTTTTTTCTTTTTTTACTACAACTTTAATTTGTGGAAAAAACATTTTCCTGTGGTTAACTACGACGCACTAACCTCTAAGGACGCTGAAACGAGGAGTAAAGAACTTGCTTTATTGACTAGGCTAGTAGGAACCCCAGTGGAACTAGAAGAAAAAGAAAAAACTGTAAAAAAAGCATTAACTCCTATGGGTAATGGGTATACAGGTTTTTGGAAAAATGTGTTGAGTGTTGACACTCTGACAAAGTTACAAGAGACCTACGGTGTTGACATCCCTATAACAGAGAGCATAGTATCTACTCCAGAAGAAGGCGATCTGTTGTTTTTACAGGCGTATGAAACGGTTCTGAAAGACCCCAATAACAAGGTAACCTATACAAACTGGAGAATAGATGAAAAACTTCTTGAAGCAAAACTCCTCTACAAAAAAGATTGAGTTTTGTGCTACAGGTGCTACTTTATCTGATCAACGCCTAGAGTTGTCACAACTAGATCCTCCCTCTCCTGCAAAAAACTTTCTTCCTGATTGGTATAAAGACGCTACTTTTTTTCGTACGAGCAATCGTTTTGACCCCAGAAAAGAGTCCTTTCTTCCAGATTTAGGATTCAAAAGTTGTATTTCATTTTTTGACGGAATTACTTTGGGGTACACCATTACGCTTTGGACAGACATCTGGATAACTGTTGACCCAGAAGAAGAAACCAAATCTAAGTTAAGTTGGACAGGAACGTTAGCGCCTGTAGAAGTTCGAGATCAAAATCTAAACCCAACACTTCCTATACCCATGGGGTGTGCCGACACACACTTGGCGTGGAGAGTTCCGTGGGCAGTCAAACTACCCGCAGGATATAGCGCTTTGTACACCCACCCTATAAACAGATTTGATTTGCCATTCGTAACCGTTACAGGGGTTATAGATAATGACAAGTTTACAAGTGGTGGAAATTTCCCTGTTTTTATTAAAAAAGATTTTTATGGAGTAATCCCTGCAGGGACTCCAATAGCGCAGGTTTTCCCCTTTAAGAGAGAAGAGTGGAAAGCAGAATTAAACCCGAACCTATATGAAGAGAGCGCTCGTTCACGTCAAAAAGCACGAAGCACTTTACATGGTTGGTACAAAAGGAACGCATGGACTAGAAAAGCGTTTAACTAGAGTAAACCTTTTTTGACCAAAATAACTTCTTATAGCGAGAGTGAATAGTCGTTTTATGAACTCGTAAATGTCTGTCATGTTCGTAGGCTAACCCAGTCTCTAATTTCCAGTCATCTCTCTTAAAAGGAAAAACTTGTGCAAGTGGAGTTCCCCTTTCAATTATTCCTTCCCAATCTTTTTTTAAAATAAAAGGAAGATTAATGTTTATATCATGGCTGTCTGTGTCAATAACTCCACTAAAAGTGTAAAAAGGAAGATCAGGTCTATTTAGGGGGTGAGTTATCAAGCAACTATATCCTGGAGGAGTTTGAACAAACCACGGGTTCATCCATTTCCAAGGTTGTTTACTATAGGTTTCAGGGACTGTGAACTCTCCAAGTTGACCAGGGATATGAGAAGTAACAAAAGTACTGAAGGCTGTCCACTTAAACTGCTGTTCCCCGTTCTCAATAACAACTTGAACATCCGCATTAGCACAGATCATGTAACCAGTACTGAGTGCGTCTAAAAATGGGACACACTTCTTTACTGTGAGGTTTGGCCCCCCACCTCCTAATTGCAATCCCCTAGTGAGAACACTGCCCCCACCAATAGCCATGTATGGAGAAAGACGTTTAAACCATTCTGGGATAACCTTGTACGAAGAAACAACTGGGTACGCCTCAGGTACTCCTACGTCAGGTCGAACAAAAAAAGTTTTACTTCTAAATACACGCACTACTGCTGCCCCCTAGTGACTGGTTAGAGTACTTCAATCTCACTTATAAAGTTGCCATCATACTCTTCACGGAAGGCATCATTCAGACTTTCCAATGCTTCCAGTTCAGACTCAAACTCTCCTGAAAAAGAGTTAATTTTGTCACCTTTAGTGCCCGTAAGAGTAAGGGCCCAAAAACCCACTGTATAAACTGCCATAATAATAAACTCCTGCCATTGTCTCTAAAGTCTTGGACTATCAAACTATACACTATGGTAAAGGGTATAGGGTACAGTTTTATGTTTGATAAGAGATAATCTTACTATGCGTGGTAACAAGGTGCAGGGTCGGTTTAAGATCGACTACGAAACTATGTCAATGGATGAAGGCATCGTTGACGAACTTCGTGACCCCGTAGGTACTGAGGTGGACTGGTGGCTCTGGGATGCCGAAGCCCTGGCTGCAGATTACGACATCTTTGTTGATCCCATCTACGACGTCTCTAACCAGGAAGAGGGTAAGGGTCGCCGCTGGACTGAGCCATTCAAACTCCCTGTAATTATGGCCCAACAACTTCGTGGCACTAACATCATGAATGAGCGCGGTTACTACACCACGGATACATTGCGCTTAGTAGTTGCTGTAGCAGATATCAATAGACTTCTTCCAGCAATGATCACAGATCCAGCGTTACACATTAAAGACCGTGTCGTATTTCATGACACCGTGTTCGTTCCTACCCGTGTCCTTCCTCGTGGTCTCTACAAAGAGCGCTATTCAGTCGTCACTATCGATTGCAATCAGGTCAATGCTGAAGAACTCGTTAATGATCCGCAATTTCAATCAATCCCATACCAGACTGCTGCAACTATCAACACCAATAATAACTATGGGTTTGATGGTTATGGCACTGGTGAGTATGGCTCGTAAGAAAGGTAATCTCTCATGACATTCACTCTACCTACTAGGGGCCAAGCAAATTGGGATACAACTCTCAATGCATCTCTACAAGATCTCAACAGCCGTGTTCAGAGCATCGAGACCAATGACGGTCTTGAAGGATCACAAGGCACGCAGGGCGTACAGGGTCGTACTGGAGTTCAAGGATCTCGTGGTGCAACTGGTGCCCAAGGTACTGGTGGCTCTAACGGAACTAACGGCACGCAAGGTGTGCAGGGTCGTGCTGGTGCACAAGGTGTTGATGGCGATAACGGAACGCAAGGTACACAAGGAACTCGCGGTTCGCAAGGTGTTCAAGGTTCAGCAGGATCAAGTGGTGCACAAGGAACTCGTGGTGCACAAGGGACTGCTGCGGTAGATGGTGCTCAAGGTACTCAAGGTGTGCAAGGTTCTCGTGGTACTGAAGGAGCACAAGGAGCACAGGGGCGTCTTGGAGCCCAAGGCACACAAGGCTCACAAGGTACAAAAGGTGTAGACGGAGATGTAGGAGCACAGGGAACTCAAGGCGTACAAGGAAACCGTGGTGTGCAAGGAACGCAAGGAACTGCTGGTGCAGGATTTGCACAGGCTCAAGGAACTCAAGGTACTCAGGGCGCTTCTGTTCAAGGAGTTCAAGGAGCCACTGGTTCTCAAGGAACACTTGGTACTCAAGGAGCAACTGGTGCAGGAACTCAAGGTACACAAGGAGCAAATGGTGCTCAAGGAACACTTGGAACACAGGGTGCAGTTGGTTCTCAAGGAGCAACGGGCGCTGGTACTCAGGGTACAGAAGGTACGCAGGGTACAAGCGGTTCTCAAGGCGCTGAAGGAACCCAAGGAGCAACTGGAGAGGGAACTCAAGGCACACAAGGTACAGATGGCGCCCAAGGAACTACAGGGACACAAGGTACACAGGGGGTTCAGGGTGCTGAGGCTGCCGTATCTGACAGTGGTTGGGTTTCAGTAAATTCTTTTGATAATAGTTTTGTTGGAAACAATGTTGCCTACCGTAAATTAAACGACGTAGTGTTCTTACGTGGAAACGTAAGTGGAGGAACAGGTGAGACTGTGGCTTTTACTCTACCTACAGGTTACAGACCGTCAGTAGATCATGTGGTGTTAGTGCAGAAATATGGAACATCTGATGCTTCGTACATAACCATCGGCACTAGTGGAGGAGTTATTCCACATGAGGCTTCTGCTTGGTTGTCTGCAGTGGTGTTCTTAGGCTAGTACGAAAGATAGGGAGAGATCATGGATGACTTTGAGACAGAGTTAGACCCTTCGCTCTTTGAGGATGAAGAGGTAGACTTGGATGACCTCGACTATGACAAGCACGCCTTAGACGAGGAAGACCTTGATTGGGAGGATAGTTAATGGCGGTTAAAAAAGGTAAAGTAGAAAAAGTTATGAAAGAGTATAAAGAAGGCAAACTTCATAGCGGATCTAAAAAGGGTCCAGTAGTAAAGTCAAAGAAGCAGGCTGTCGCTATTGCAATGAGCGAAGCAGGCATGGCCAAAAAGAAGAAGAAGTAATGCCTCGTAGATACTTTTCAAAGGCTATGCAAGATCGTAAGCACTACTCTTGGCACCATTACGGTGAAACTCCTGAAGGAAACTTAGAGAATAAACTTTTTGTACTTTTATCAAAATTATTTAGGAGAAAGTAATGCCTGAGAAAAAAGTAGAAAAACCAATAAAAATTGGCATCAAAGTACCTGGTAAGCCAGCCCGTGAAGTGCACACCATCAAGAAGAACAAGCAGGGTGATGTAATCGTAGACCACGCAAAACGAGGTGGAGCATACGACAAGATAAACCTGACAAAGAAGGCTGGGGCAAAGACAATTGCCCAAGGAGTAAAGGCGACTAAAGATTGGCATAAGAAGAATGGCTAAGTCAGAGGCATGGCAACGCAAAGAAGGTAAGAATTCAAAGGGCGGTCTTAACGAGAAGGGACGTAAGTCCTACGAAAAGGCAAACCCTGGTTCAGATTTAAAACCTCCAGTATCTGCAAAGCAAGCAAAGAAGTCTCCTAAGTCTGCAGCACGACGTAAGTCATTCTGTGCACGCATGGGCGGAATGGAAGGTCCTATGGAGAAGAACGGCAAGCCAACACGCAAGGCTCTAGCATTAAGAAAGTGGGATTGCTAATGGCTAAAGAAGTTTGGAATACCAAAAACCCAAAGAAGAAGTCTACACCGTTGTCATCATCAGCAAAGAGTGCGGCAAAGGCACGAGCAGCAAAGGCTGGTCGTCCTTACCCAAATCTCGTTGACAACATGTGGGCCTCAAAACAATCGAAAGGCAAGTAACTATGTGCGCTACATGCGGCTGTGGACAGAAAGACAAGACCCATCCAAAGTACGGTAAAGGTCCTCATAAAGGCAAGATCAAGAAGAAAGACATCAAGAAGAGTTCAAAGGACAAGAAGTGATAAAGAAGACTCTTACTCCTAAGCAGCAGAAGATTGCTGGGGCAGCAAAGCCAACAGACAAGATCACTGGCGCTGACTTCAAAGCCCTTAAAAAGGGTAAGGCGCCAAAGATGACTATGAACAAGAAAAAAGGCATGTAGTGAAATACACCAAAGCCTCAGACAAGAAGCAGGATGCCAAGACCACCAAGGGTCTAGACAAAGCGCAGAAGGCAATGTTTGATAAGATGGACAAGAAGCACCGAAAGCCTAAGTCTCAAGAAGATGACACCAAGATGGATAAAGCCATAGTTAAAAAGATTAAAAAGAAGTAATGACTAAGCCACCTACGGGTGGCTTTTTCATTTATCATTGCAATATCAGATCACCACTGCGGTGCCTGTGCAGTCCCACTGCTTGCGATAAGGGGATTAATTATGGGCTATAAGCCTTGGTATGAGCGTGCCGCTGAATTAAACGGCAAAGACGAAGTCGAGAATTTCATGCGTGGCATGTTCGGCGGTCGTCCTAAAGACAAACAACCAATTATTACTGGTCTTATCGCAGGCTACGTCGGTGGAAAAGTTGCTGGCAAATCCGTTGCGAAAGCCAGGAAAAAAAAGTGAAGAAAGACCACGTCCTTAACTCTATCCATAAAGCAAGCCACGAGACCTCCCGTCTTGTAGGAGCGCATCTTCGTGCAGAGGCTAAAGCAACTGGATGGCCATCGCACGTCGTGAGCGGCATGAGTGTGGCCTATAACAAGGACGGCTTTACTGCTAATGTGAATGAGAAGCATCATGCAGAGGCACTTGATCATGAGTATGGAACCCCCGACAGACAACCTAGTGGGGCAATTCGTCATACAGCAAACCGCACCGCTGAGTCAGAGAACTTTTTAGTCAACCGCCTATTCAAGCATCTGGAGGCTCACCTATGAGTTTCTTATTAGACGAAGATGAAGCACTTCGCAATCTTCTTAAGGACATGGTAGTTACTGACCAAAAGTCCGTTACTGAAGATGGACCACAACGCAAAGTAGGCGTGTGGTTTGGTCAGCCTGATCAGGAAATCCGCAGTCAGTCATACCCTTACATCACTATTGACATGATTGATATTGCAGAAGCATTTGATCGTGCACATCGCGGTAAAGTAAACGCTCCTTATTACGCAGACCCAGACACTATGGCAACAGGTGTTGACTGGGACTCAGATCTGCACGATAAGACTATGGACTATCCAATCCCAGTAAATATTGATTACCAAATTACTACATATGCACGTCAGCCACGCCATGACCGTCAAATCTTGGCGCAGTTGCTGTACACAAAGATTCCATTGCGATTTGCAGTTTTGAACGTGGGTCCAGATACCCAGTTCGGAACTACACGTCGTCTGGATGTTCTTGATATCTCTAAGCGAGATATTACAGAGCAAGGAAAGCGTTTATTCGTAAACGCAATAACGGTGCGTATCTCTAGTGAGATCGCTCCTACCACATTCAACAAACTATACAAGGTCCAAGAACTCAACGTTACAGGTACAACTGGCAGCCAAGTCATTGGTCGTGGCGAGTTTACCGCTGTAGATCCGATCACAATAACGGCACCATAAGGAACCCTTACCCAACTAGTTAGGAGAAAAAATGGCATATAGCCGCCCAGGTGTTTACATCAGTGAACGCCTACTACCAGCACCACTACCAGGTGGTGTTACTGCTAATGCTGCTGGCGCAGTTGTTGCACCTTTTGCACAAGGCCCAGAAGCCGTAACGCTTGTTTCATCTTGGTATGAATTTACTAAGAACTTTGGAGGCTACAACGCCTCATACCCAGCAACCTTCCAGGTTGGCTCATTCTTTGCAAATGGTGGACGTGAACTTTATGTAAAGAGAGTTCTACACTCAGATGCTGATGCTGCAACAACAGACATTGTTACTTCAGGAGATGATGTTATAGCAACAGTTACAGCAAAAAATGCGGGAACAGATGGTAACAACCTTCGTGTTACTATTGCTCCTGGATCTGTAAATGGAACTTACACCCTTACTCTTTACAAAGAATCTGGTGTAGCAGATGACATCTCCGATGATATTTTGCTTGAACGTTATGAGAACATCGTATTTGATGACTCAACGTCCAGTGACTATGCAGAGACAGTAATCAACCTAGTATCACCAAGCATTACAATCAGCAACAGTGACTCAGGAACTCCTAGTACAAACACTTACCCTCTAACAGGTGGATCAAACGGAACTGCTGTAGTCGCTGCTGACTACACAGCCTATAAAGGAGCCTCTGCTTCAGTCTTTGAAGACTTCACATCACTTGATCGCCCACTTGTATTCTTCTTACCTGGAGTTAACGCATTATCATCAGGTGTTGCAGATGTATTTGACGCAGCAACCTCATGGTCAGAATCAAACAACGGATTTGTTGTTATTGATACTGATCCAAATCTAACGGTTGCAAACGCAGTGTCTTTTGCTGGTTCACTTACAGACTCAAGCAACGCTGCTGTCTACTACCCACACCTGTTTATTGCTGACCCACTAGGTCGTGGTGCGGGAGCCCTCCGCAAGATTGGTCCAGCAGGTGCTGTAACAGGTCTATACCTTGCAACTGATGCAAGCCGTGGAGTGTTCAAGGCTCCAGCAGGTATCGGTGCAGCAATCCAGGGAATCGTATCTGTAGAGAAGTCTTTCTCATCTGCAGAACTAGACACAATGAACGCAAGCACATCTCCAGTAAACCCAATCCGTCAGATTCCTGGCGCTGGTCTCTCTGTAATGGGTGCTCGCACATTGAAGCAAGATGGCACTGCTAACAAGTATGTCAATATGCGTCGCTCTCTCATCTACATCCGTAAGAACATCAAGAACCTTACTGAGTTCGCTATCTTCGAAAACAATGAGGAAAAATTGTGGGCACAAATCCGCACAGTCCTCAATGTGTTCCTTGGCGAATACAGAAACCAAGGTGGTCTACGTGGCACAACTCCAGCACAGGCTTACTTCGTTAAGTGTGATGCTGAGAACAACAGTGCACAATCAATCGCCAACGGCGAAGTCCATATCCAGGTTGGTGTTGCGTTGCAATACCCAGCAGAGTTCATCGTCATCGACCTCAGCCAAAAGACGCTGAACTAAACCGAAGGAGAAACAAATAAATGGCAACAGTAATTAACAATCGGTCAACACTACTGACTGATCCATTACGTAACTTTCGATTTTTAGTTACGTTTCAACCACAAGGAGGGTTTGCTAATAATGGCCTTGGTCTAACTCAGGCAACTATTGGCTTTACCTCTGTGTCGGGATTGTCGGTTGCAACTGACTCTATCCCTTACCGTGAAGGTGGTTACAACACCACTGTCCACCAGATTCCTGGTCAGACAACTTTCACACCCCTAACACTACAGCGTGGCGTAGTCCTAGGAACAAAGCAGAACTGGGATTGGATGCGTAACTTATTCGCAACAGTAACTGCTGCTGGAACAACTCGTGGAGTAGATCAGAACTTTCGTTGTGACCTAGAGATTGCAGTTCTATCACACCCAATCCCTGGATCACCAAATGCAAACGACACAACAACAACATCAGAGGATCACGTAGCGATGCGCTTCAAAGTGTACAACGCATGGCCTACATCAGTTGCATACTCAGACCTAAACGCAGGTGACAACGCACTACTCGTAGAGCAGATGACACTTGTACATGAAGGCTTTGACATCAACTGGGCAACAAACTACGAAGCATCAGCGGCTACATACTAACAAAGGACTAACATGACGAAAACAATTAGTGCAGCGGCTAATCCCGCATTGGCAAATAACTTGATTAACTCTGCACTGGCAGAAACGCCAGTACAGGAAGAAGTAAAGATTACATCTCCTTCGGACAATACTGTGACTCTCCCTGGTGGCTACTTAACAGCCACTGGGGAGATCATCACGGATGCCGAGGTTCGTGAACTAAACGGCTCTGATGAAGAAGCGATTGCTCGTACTTCTAACATCGGTAAAGCGATGTTAACGATCCTTAGTCGTGGAACAGTTCGAGTTGGTAATCAAAAAGCCGATGAAAAGTTACTGGATCAACTCCTCTCTGGTGACAGAGACATGCTTGTTCTAGGAATTATGAAAGCAACTTTTGGTAAGACTGCTGATCTTGGTGGCTACTGCGAAGGTTGCGAAGAAGTAAAGACCGTACAGATCGATCTTGATACAGACATTAAAGTCAAGGCTTTGATGGATCCAATAAACGATCGAGTGTTTACTGTAGATGGAAAAACCCGTAAATACACAGTTCAACTTCCTACAGGCATCACTCAAAAAGAAATGCTACTGAACTCTGACAAGACATCTGCGGAACTAACAACCATCATGCTAGAGAATACAGTGATAAAGATCGATGACTCACCAGTACTCAGCAAACTTCAAGTACAGAATTTGGGCCTTGTAGATCGTCGCACGATTAGTGACGCAATCAACAAGCGCTTGTGTGGACCTCAGTTTGATGTGGTTAAGGTGACATGCCCTGACTGCGAAAGTGAGGTATCTGTTCCCGTTAATTTCGGGGCCTTGTTTCGCTTCTAGCGTCACTCCATATACGCATTTACTTGCGGAATGGTCGGTCTTAACTAACGAGTACAGCGGATGGACACTGACAGAGATCAAATCTTTGTCAGTAAGAGAACGAGGAAACTGGCTAGAGATAGCCAGCAAAACTAGTAGAAAGGGGTAGTCATGGCTAACAAGATGGTTGCGAACATCAAGTCGCTGACTACAGAGACCCGTGGTCTAACCAAAGAGGTTGAGTCCCTTTATAAGTCTATTGAAAAGTTAAACGCTGTTGCTGGTAAGGCATTCACAAATGTAAGTGCTGCTATAAACACCTCTGGCGGTGCAATGGGGTTGGGTCAAGGAACAACCCGCCCTGGAACAGGCACAGATAATGCACGGTTTACACAGCCTCCTGCACCAACAGGCATGTCTAATGCTGGTGGAACTAGTCAGATATCAAGAAGCAAAACCTCTTTTGCTGAAGAAGGAAGAGAACCTGCAGAGGTAACAGCAGACACGTTTAAGGCTTTTGGTGGTATAGCAAAGATGGCGATGGCACTGCCTGCTGGTGCTTACGCTGCAACTCCTGATCTCTCACTGACTATGGGTCGTGCACTTGGTTACTACCAAGCAGGATTAACAGCACCAGGAATTAGTCGTAATCAATTACAGCGTGCAACGTTTGGCGCAATGGGTGGAGGAATTTCGAGCGTCGGTTCTGATGCAATTGTTGCCGCAGGACTTGCTGGTCGTGGATACACACCAGGAAGCGCAAACTATCTACAGGCTTCTGCTCAAATTGGTGGAGCCTATAAGTACTTAGGAATGGACAACGCCGTAGCAACACAGGCTATTGCTGGATTCCAAACTGGCCCTATGGCAGCAAACCTCTATCAGTACGGTATCAGCACACGAGATGCTTCTGGAAAAGAAAAAACTCCAGGACAACTTGCAAAAGAGTTGATGAATGTAATGGGTGGAGGAAAAGCAACCACTCAACAAGTACGTGAGTCTTATCAGCGTGGAGCACTGGGTGCAAACTTAAGGACTATGGGGTTTGATCCTGCACAGCAAGAGATGCTGTACCAAGCAATGATCGACCTATCTGCTGGACGAGATCCAGATCTTGCAAAACGTGGAAATGCACAAGGCACAGATAAAAATTCAAACACAATGCTCACTGCTCAAGGACGACTAAACGCCTCTCAAACATCGTTGATGACTAAAGGCGAATCATCAATGATTAAAGGATTTGAAAATGCTGCAGATACAGTTGAAGCATTTAACCGTGCCCTAGAAAATGTTATCCAACCTCTATCCCAGATGAAGGGTTTAGTTGGAGGAGTTGGCGCTACCAACGTTGGTGCTGGACTTGCTGTAACTGCATCTCTGTTTAGTGCTGGTATTAGTAGGCTTGTGCAGGCGTTTACTGGAGGAAAAGGTGGAGGACGCTCTGGTTATGGTGGAGGATTCGGTAAGGGCGGAGCCTCAGGTACTGCGCCAGTTGCAGCAGGAATAACCGCTGCGTACGGTGACAAGGGCGATATGTGGAGCGGTACTAACGGAACACATAAGGGAACAGATTACGCAGTCCCAATTGGAACTCCAGTTATCTCTTGGAAAGATGGAGTTGTTTCTAACCAAGTTCTAGACGCAGGCTACGGAACAGCAGTAATGATTGAACACGCTGACGGTATGCAGAGTATCTACGGGCACCTCAGTGCAAAAGAAGTGAACGCAGGGGACACCGTTAAAGCAGGACAAAGAATTGGAAAGTCTGGAGATACAGGAAACTCTAGTGGACCACACTTACACTTTGAACTACGAAAAGGAAAGAACAACCCAGTAGATCCTGCTGGGTATACGGGTGCTACATCTTTATTGGGAGGACAATACGTAAGCGGATTTGTTTCCCCTATATCAAGTGAACTTCTTGGCACTGGTGCTGCAAGCAATTCAAGCGCTTCGATTGGTGCAACCATGTCAATTGATGGTCCAGTTGCTAAAGGAGCATTGAGTAACTCAGAACTTATAAGTGTTCTTTCTGGTGCAGGGTTTAGTGGCTCCTCTCTAGAAACAGCCTTCCGTGTAGTCCGTGCAGAGTCAGGTGGCCGTCCTAGTGCATTAAACCCTAATGCAAAAACAGGAGATTACTCCCTTGGGTTATTCCAAGTAAACATGATTGGTAATTTAGGCAAAAGAAGAAACGAACAGTACTTAAAAGAGTATGCAGGAATTGGATACACAGGTCCAGAGAGTCTTTACGATCCAGCAATCAATGCCCGTATTGCGTATGACATTTCAAAGGGCGGAACAAAATGGACGAATGCTTGGACTAATACTTCAAAGAAGTTAGGCATCACTGGTGGAGGAGACGTTGGTTACGGAGCGTCAATGCCAACTCAACTTCAATCAGGAAGTAAGACCGTTAATGTCACCATTAAGTTTGATCAAGCAACAGATCAAGACGCTATTCGTTTTGCCAAAAAGGTTAAGGACTACCTTGACCATGATAAAGAGATATCAATGATAGGTGGTTCATAATGGCGCCAAGACGACGTTATACAGGCGGTTCAGGCATTCGTAATGAACGACAAAGAATTCAAGATGCTGCCTACGTAAAAAATGCCCTCAATGCTTACAGGGATCAAGTTAAGTCTATTGAAAAAGACATTAAAACAAAAAAAGAGAACATCACTAAAGACGAAAAACTTATCAAAGGTATTACTGAAGATTTACAGACAGAGACCAATCCAACTGTCATTGATAACCTATTGGCTGCTCGTCAAATAATTCGTGACAGAATTACAGCAACCAAGAAAGATATTGTTGCGTTGGAAAAGAAGAAGGTTGATACACAAAACAAGATCAACACAATTCTAGGTAAGAAGCCTTCGGTACCAGAAAAACCAGGTGCTAACGGGAATTCAACAACAAATACCGTCACCGATCAAGGAGGTAACGTTGAGTTCTCTACAGAGTACAAGTACAACGCACCGTTGGTTGCTGGAGCATATTTAGGACAAGGTATCTCTGCAGACTCAATAGGTGGAACAGCAGACACCAAGGGATTCCCAATAAATGCTCCAGTGTTTAACGATGCCTATAGTGCTTGGCGTGGAGTCAATGGTGGACGTGGAACTATCCAGATGGATAGAGAGTACGTCAAGAATATTGCTAACTCGCAAAAAAAAGATGTAGTAAAACTTGACAAACAGATGTATGGATTTAAATTTCTTTACAACCCTACAACTGTAAGTATGGGCTGGGGCGTTCAATCACAGATGGACCCTGAGTACATGTCTTCAGGAGGTGAAGTATTCAACCCCGTAAGTGCTAACCTCATTACAAGTACAGTTGTTTTTGAAGTACTACTTAATAGAATTGCAGACTTTAATCATTTAAAGTCAGATGGTTCGCTTGTAGGTGCTTACCCTTATGGCCAAATTGATGTACCTATTGCTGAAAGAAAACAAATTTACGATCGTGGAACTATGTATGACTTAGAGTACTTCTTTAAGACTATAAACGGTCCACGAGCAACCTTTACTTCCAAGTTTAATGGATTAACTGCTGATGCTGGATGGTTAATCCCTTCCTCACTAGAACTTCATCTGGGCGCTGGAATGCGTTACAGAATACGTATTAATGAAATCTCAATTAACCATGCGATGTTTAACAACAGAATGGTTCCTATCCTGTCAACAGTAAGATTTGTTTGCGGCCGTTACAACGATGGTCCTGGGACTCCAATCCAAGTTACTCAACCTCCTGTTGACTTAGCACGAATCAGACAAAGAAATGGGGGATTCATTTAATGATTTACCTAGACAGCAGATACGCTGATGGCCCTTTGTTTAAGGCTTACGACTCACGAACTGACACCTATGAGTTAACAGTATTTAGATTGTTCCCAAGTTACAGTGTTGCTTACTTCTCTTACACCTGGGTTGAAACAGATCGTCTAGACAGAGTTTCTCTAAAGTTTCTTGGGTCTACCAATTTGTGGTGGCAAATTATGGACATTAATCCAGAAATTATTGACCCTTTGAATATCCTCCCAGGAACTGTACTAAGGATTCCTAATGAATAAAACCACACAGAATCGTTTAGGAACATCCTTTACTGTTAACTACCCAGACTTTCCAAGTTTTAAAGTTATACCAAAAGGGTTCACACTAATGCAAGAAGCAGGAAAACAAGATGTGTTAGAGATAACCTACCTACGAGACAGCAATGTCTTTTACAAAGGCCTCAAAACAGGAGCGACTGTAGCACTAAAGTGGAAGACCTCAAATAATATTGTAGGTGAGTTCTTTGGGTATATCGTAGATTACACACCGATCACACAGCAAACACTTCGTCGTCCAGTGACAATTAGAGCAATAGGTGCTTCTCTCCCTTTAAAAGAGGGCGGAAACAAAATCTGGAAGAACAAAACTGCTCCAGACATCGTCATTGAGATTGCTAAGAAGTTTAAACTAAAGCCTGTAGTAACGCCTCATCCAATGATCTTTAGTCAGCAGTCTATGCTCAACCACACCTACTGGGAAAAGATACAAGAACTTGCTGGTCGTATTGGTTACGTAGCACAGGTCAGTGGAACAGAGTTGCATTTTCATCCTATTGACAAAATGATTGACAAGTTCATAACAACTATCCCAGTACTTTCTTTCTTTGATCCTGTTGGAAATATTTGGAGCGAGTTCAATTCTCAGACTTTGGATATGTTTAAGCCAAAAGTAGGAGACTACATGGACAAGGATTCTAACTCTAAGAAAGATAAGATTGTTCATGGAGTTGATCCTGTAACGGCAAAGTTCTACTCTTCGTCAAAGTCCCCTACTACAGTTGGTAAGAACTTAAGAACCTCAAATGCAGACCCGTTATTTGTCGAGGCACTGCCAGGTGCCATGACAGGTAATGCACACATGGCAGAACTTATTGCTAATGCCCATGCTCAACTCTCTCGTTTTTCAATCACTGCAGATACTGCAAGCCAGGGTGACCCACGAATTGCTCCATACAGAACTGTGGAGATTAATGGAACTGGTTCTACTACTGACGGAAACTGGATTGTAAAAAAGACACTCCATCAATGCTACTACGATGGTCGGTATGAAGTTGAGTTTACTTGCATGACAGACGGAACGGGAAGAAACAAATCTTCAGCATTTCGTCCCGAATCTGCCTCTGTGGTACCTGTCAGAAACATACAACAAGAGTTAAGTACAGGAGTATCAAGTAAGCCAACAGTTACTACACTTCGTGCTCCTCAAATGTTAGTCAATAAATCTAATGCTGGGTTTAAAGTTACACCAAGTAGATGGGTGGGTAAATAATGGCTGAAGTAGCAATCTCTCTTCCGTTTCGGATTGATCCTTACGGAAAGGTCGCTGTCTCAAGTGACCAGCAAAAGATATGGGCAGACCGTGTAAGGTCTGTTTTAGGTACTGCACTGCGAGAGCGTGTGATGCAGCCTCTGTTCGGTACAGAGATCCCTTACTCAGTATTTAGTACGCAGGAAGACGCCTCTATCTTAATTGAACGTGAAACACAGGCAGCCTTTGAAATCCAACTGCCTCTGCTTACTCTCCAGTCTGTAACCACGACTTTTGACGAATTTACTGGCATAATCAATGTTAGTACAGTGTATGACCTCCCCAATAATACTCAAGTTGAGACAGTTATTGGTGTTGCTTACATTCAAGGAACCAACCCGATCTACCAGGAGACGCTATGAGTGACGTAACACCAGTTTCAAGTATCCCAATCTCAGTTGACTATACAAGCAAAGATTACTACGTACTACGTGACGAGTTGATTGCTCGTGTTCAAGACCGTCTTCCTAACTGGACAGCGTCTGATCCTTCTGACTTTGGCGTTGCTCTGATTGAGGCGTTTGCCTACATGGGTGACCTGATCTCTTACTACATTGACAGAAACGCAAACGAGTCACTCATCACTACCGCTACTCAGCGAGACAGCGTCATCAATATTGCACAAACCTACGGGTATATCCCCGCTGGCTATCGTCAAGCCTTTGTCTCTTTAACCTTCTCTAATACGTCTGATGAAGCAGTGACTATTCCTGCTGGCACAGTCCTCTCTGGAGACGTGATTTCTGGAGACATAGTCAGCACCCTCTACTTCACAACTCAGGCAGATGCAATTGTAGATGCACAAGTAGATGAAACTCCAGGAACTGAAGAAGTATCAGCAGTAGAAGGTCGTTACGTAACTGTCGTATCTGACAACGCAAACACCTATGGTGAACTGATCGGTACCTCTACTGGGCTTCCTAGCATGCTGTTTGAACTAGGAGAAACCCCGTCTGTTGACGGAACAACAGAACTCTATGTTCAAGACGGCGATGTGTATTCGAAGTGGACACAAGTTCAACACCTATTAGATAGTGGTCCTACCGATCTTGTGTATCAAGTAAACACAGATGCAAACAACAATGTGTTCATCTTGTTTGGAGATGGTGTCTCTGGCGTTATCCCAACAATTCACTCAGAGATCCGTGTTAACTACATGGTAGGTGGTGGATTGATCGGTAACGTACCGAGTGACACACTTGTTGACATTATCTATGTTCCTGGACTGTCTACTAACGAGACAACGGCTTTACAAGCAATTATTACAGTAACAAATGCCGACCCAGCAATTGGTGGATCTGATCCAGAGACAACAGCGCAAATCCGTGTTTCTGCACCAGCAGCGTTACGAGCAGCAAACCGTGCTGTGACTCTTCAAGACTACGAAGACCTTTCCCTCGCAGTAAGCGGAGTTGGTAAAGCAAACGCTCTTGCAGAGGTGTGGACCTCTGTTACAGTTTATATTGCACCAAGTAGAAGTTCTATTGACTCAGACCTTGCTCCTGGACTCGATGATTTAGGAAATCCAACGGTTGAGTATGATCGACTAAAAGAAGATGTTGAAACTTACTTGTCAGATAAGATTTTGTTGGGAACGACTGTGACCATTCAACCACCTACCTACGTGGATCTTTTCATAACACTTGAGTACGCCAAACAAGACCAGTACACAACTGCAGAAATTGAACTTGCTCTTAAACAGACTTTGTTAAGTTCTTTTGGTTATAACGGAATGAACTTCCAAGACACAATCTACCCACAAGATATTGAGTTTGCACTCAATCAAGTTCCTGGAGTAAAAACAGTAAAGGTTACTGCTCTTCACATAGCGGGAGATCCTGGTTTAGACACGGTTGTTGGCGGAGCAGATGAGATCTTCCGATTCCAAGAGGACAACATAACTATCGGAACTATCTAATGGACTCGATTAAGAGGCTTCATGGAGTTTACAGGGCGGTTGTTGTTGACAACAAAGACCCTAAAAATTTACGGCGCCTTAAGGTACAGTCACAGGCAACAGGTGCTGAGATAACTGATTGGGTATGGCCAATACAGTCAACAGCAAACCCTCCAGTAATCGGTCATGGAGTGTTCATAATGTACCAAGGTGGAGACCCAGAGTTTCCATTATGGATAGGTGAATTTGGGAAAGAAGAAAGTAACAAAGGTCTTTTTAGTTATGGGGCATGGCACAACACCCAAACGATGAACGCTGCTGCAATAAACACTGTCTACCCAATGCAGTGCGACACTGTAGAAGTAGAGAGCGGTGTAAAACTTGTAGACAGTTCCAAGATGAGAGTTGATCAAGCAGGAACGTACAACATCCAATTTTCAGCACAGTTTGACAAATCTAGTGCTAACACCGAGCACGCATATATCTGGCTTAGAAAGAATGGGTCAAACGTACCTTACTCAGCAAGCAAGGTGGCTATCCAAGGAGCGACCGCAGAGTTTATTGCTGCCTGGAATTTTTACGGAGTAGCAAAGGCTGGAGACTATTTTGAGGTAGTTGGGTCTGTTACTAACACAGGTATCTTCCTTCCAGCAGTTGCTCCCAGTGGAGTTGTGCCAGGAATACCTTCAGTAATTCTAACTATTAACCAAGTCGCGTAATAGTTCAGGCAGTAAATATGGGGCAAACCAGAGAAAATAGACCTCAAGGTCTGGAAGGAAGTACAGCGTGACAGCAGCATATCCCGCAGCGGTGAAGTCCTTTACTACAAAGGTTGACTTCTCCGACACTGTCCTTGCCGAACACGTAAACAGTCTTCAAGAAGAAGTCAACTCTTTACAGGCAAATATTGGAACCTACATCAAGACTGGCTCTGGGTGGGTAGGGGACTTTGATCAAGTCACCACTAACTGGAATACACTCAAAGATCGTCTTGCAAACATTGAGTATGGTCTAAGTGATGTGTACAACGACTATGTATCCTTGAGTGGTGGGTCTACAATCCTATCGACTGCGAACGACGAGGTCGGACTTACCGTAAAGGCTAAGTCAAGTCAGACAGCAAATATTGTAAGTTTTAAAAACTCTAGTGACTCAGTCGTTACGTACGTAAACTCAAGTGGTCACATTTTTACCCGCTCTAAAGAACTTGTTCCAGTTATCTACTCAGCCACTCAGCCAACAGGCTCTTCGTTTGCTGCTGGAACAATCTGGGTTGATTCATCTACAGATGTTGACATCACAATTACTTCTGGTGGAACTGGCTCACTCAATGACACCCTGATGCTGATGGGAGGCTGAAATGGCAAAATCATCGTATGTGTGGTCTGGATCCGAATGGGTTCCAGTTGCCTCTGCTGTACCTCAATCACACCAACGTGGAGTTGTTGACAGTTCCTCGACTTCCTACACCCTTGGTGTAAATGACACTGGTAAAGCAATTGTGTTTTCGAGCAGTTCTTCTGTAAGTCTTACAATTCCTGACGACTCAACTTACGAGTTCAGTATTGGTCAGACCTTTGTTGTAGTTCAAAACGGAACTGGAGAAGTGTCAATTACTACAGAGGACGTAGCAGACCTCAACTCATCAGTCGCAACTGGTACAGTTGCTTTGAATGGACAATACTCAGTAGCAACTCTGATGAAGATAGATGCTGATTCTTGGGTTGTTTACGGCGACATAGTCAGTCCTTAAGGAGCAATAGTCTGTGGCTAAATACGGTAATTTTGTTTACGGAAGCGCCAACTATGGTGTAAGTCCAAAACTGGCTTACTCAGTTGAGCCTATGTCTTTGACTGTGATTGACTTCGCAAAAACAGAAGTTACGTGGCAATCCCCTACAGGCGCATTTACAAAAATTAAACTTGTAAGAAATCAATTTGGATTCCCAGAAACTTCAGAAGACGGTGTGTTAGTTTGGGAAGAAGATGCAACCGAAGGAAATGTTACAAGGCTATCTTTTCTAGACGGCGAAGAAAACCCAGAACAAACACCTATCGTTTCTGGTCGTCAAATCTATTACGGAGTTTTTCTATTCACAGACCAAAAAATTTGGGTTAACGCTGGAAGAATAACTGACTTAATCCCATTTAATCACGGTGTTCACAAGAGGGTTATGGACATAATCCCTAAAGTATTTACCAGCGAAATCCAAAGCCCCTTAGGAGTTACAGACGAGACCTCTGCTCTGTACAAGTTTATGGGTGGAATATCATTTACTCATGAACAGTTTTTAACACAACTAGATGTGTTAAGACCACAACATTCTTCAGAAGGAATTGCCTTTTCAACTTTAGGTCAGAACTCACTTAGTTTGGGATTAACACCCGAACCCTCCATCCCAGTAAAAAATCAAAAAAGACTTATTCGTGAAGCACTATTTATGTACTCTCACAAAGGATTGCAAACAGGTATCGATGCTTATGCAGAGTCTTTGACTGGGTTTGCTCCAACAACTACTTTGTCAACAAATCTTTTACTATCAGTTCAAGACTCTACATTCTACGAGTCAATCGGAAACTGGACTGCAACCAACGCGACACTAACCTCTAGCACGGAGCAAGTACCAGCCACTGGAACAAATGTTATTGATAACCAATACACAGGCAAGATTGTTGCTTCAGGCTCTGGTGCTATGCAACTGGGGAATTCCACTCCCATCACACGAGGAGTACCGATTCTTCCAGACACAGAGTACGTTGTATCTTGTAAGTTAAAGTCTCCATCTAGTGCTGGAAACATAACGCTCTCTATCAAGTTCTACGATAAGAATGGCTCTATTACTGGCACCACTCAATCTGCAACAGCAGTTGCTGCAAACAACACTTGGAAGAGTTCATCAAAAGTATTTACAACCCCAGCAGATGCATCATATGCAAGTCTTCAAATCGCGTATAGCGCTGCAGGAACTTATTACGTAGACCAAGTGTGCGTGCAGTTAGGTGACACAGTAGAGTATGACGAAGCACGAGCAATCTCAGTATTCCTTGACTCTGCAAAAATTAATTACATAAAGAACCCATCCTTTGAAGTAGATGATTCTGACTGGACCTTAACGGGAGCCAACTTTACTCAAGATGCCGCAGTTCCATCTGATGGTTACTCTGGGAATTACAGCGGTAAGTTTGTGGTGGCTACAACAGGTAGCATAGAGACGGATTACAATATCCCAGCAACTGCTGGTAAGTACTACACCCTATCTTTCTACGTGTCTTCTGATGACTCCGTTGCTGTCACTGGTTTAATTGCATTCTTTGACGAAGAGGACAACCTTCTTGAGGAGTTTGAGTCTGAGTTTGCAATCACTGATTCATTCAGCAGAGTGAGTATGACAGCATTGACTGACTCAGGATCGATAGTGTCTTATGCAAAAGTGAAGATTCTCTTCAATGACTCTGGCACGTACTACGTAGACTTAGTACAGTTCGAGCAGTCTCAAATTGCGACAGAGTACTTTGATGGATCACTTCCCTCAGAATACGGGGCGGTATGGGAAGGCACAGACAACTCCTCTTTCACACATGCCTACCCCAACAAGCCTCTAAAGATCCCTAGGTTGGGAAAGACCCTTAATAACTGGGTTCCTCCCAACTCATTTTGGCGACTCTCTACTTATGATGGAGTGGAATATACCAACCTGACGGTGTAGGCTCCAGGTCATGGTTGACCTACTTATCACGATACTGATTGCTGGAGTCGCAGTTACTTACGTAATTGAGTTTATAGAACTTGTTACAGCAGGTTTCTTCGGTGTTCCTGTACTCAACAAGTTCTTAACATTGCCGTTAAGTTTTGGCGCCTTGATCTCTCAAGCCCCATTAAACACGCAGTTCATAATTGCTGTACCTGCTATTGCTACAGTTGCACTTCTACTTAGCAAATTTCTAAATAAACCAAGGGTTGTACAACAACGATTACCACGACTATAGGGGCACAACATGAAACGGATGATCTTATTAACTTTTGATCCAAGCGCTGATGTGTATTACCCGCTTGTAGAATTACTCGGCAAAGAAGATGTGAGTGAAGTTCTTATTCCAGTAATCACTAGAGGCGTATTCACAGAGACTGCGATCAATGCTGTCAAAGAACAAGGCGCAGACTTTAAACTCTATGTAGATGTAGAGACTACTATCGATGGGTTAGAGGATGACTCAGAACAGATAACCATCTGCGCCAATCCAATCAAGGAACTCCTTAACCTGATCACCCCAGATGACATCCTTGCTATTGCATGGGATGACTCAGATGAGGCTCACATGGTCATTCACTCGCTGGAGGATTTTGGCCTTGAGATGTGGAACATCAAGGGAACACTTAATCCCATCGAGATGGACTACACGGAGGACACCACAGAGGAACTCTTCGATGCCATGCAGGAGAGCCTTACCTCTTTCATCGAAGTATTCTCTGCCTACATCGCATCCTCAGTCCTAGACACCTTGATGGACACCATCACGGCACGGCTGGAGGAAGAGTTGAACTCCAAGGACATTAACCCATTTGGTGACGACACGCCGTGAGAATCCCACACGAGGCTTATAGCGCCAACCTAACCGATTATCAGTTCCGACTGTTGGCCACCATATGCCATTTAGCGGGCTCTGAAGGCCGTTTAAAGGCCTCAGCAGCCCAACTTGGTATAGAGACTGGCAATGTCCATGAGAAGACCGTCCGTAGAGGCCTTATCGCCTTGGAAGAGGCTGGCTTCATCAAGCGAACTCGAACCAAGAGAGCCAACGGATACCGTGGGATAGACTTACTGGACATTACAAGCCCAAACGGGACGCTAGAGTTCCCTAACTTAGGGGACGCAAATGTCCACACCTCACATGACTATAAGTCACGTAGCCATATTACTAATAAGTCATTAGTACCTAATAGCAAAGATAGTAATCAATTAAAAGATATTAGAAACACCGAAGGTGTTTCAATGAAAGAGATACGAGTGCCTATGAGAAAATGGGAAGATGATTCAGACAATCTTGCAGGCTTCGGCCTTGTTGAGGAGCGGGATGCTGTTCAGCCGAAGATCCGCAAGTCAGACCCAAAGACCAGAGGCAAGCGACCTGAGCATGAGTGGACTCCCATGGACGTCGCTGCTGAATTCTCATATCGAGTTGGTAAACGCTACCCGCTCCTGCCAGGGACAGTCAACGTGCGTCAGTTGTCGGGAGCACTCAGTAAGTTCCGCAAGCAATACCAGACCACTCCCCTAATCGAGTTGGAGTTGCTCAAACTGTTTATGGCAGATGAGCGCAACTTCCAGAACATTGGGGATGAGGCACCCCACCTCTACAAGTTGTACCTTGCATCATTTGGCAAGAAGATGAACCAAGCCCGTGAGAATTTGGGGCTTAACAAAGTAAATGCTAAGGTCGATACCTCTGTTAAGGTCTCAACCCTAACCGCCAGCGATGGCAAGGTCTTCCAGAACTCGTTGTCTGGTCGTGCACAGTTAGAGCGATACGAAAAAAGATTAGGAGCAGATAAATGATTTTAGATACAGGGACAATGATTGCAATCATTATTGCACTTGCTGGTTCAGTAACTGTGATGGGTTTGTTTTGGAGAGAGAACATCTTTTTACAAAAACAAATAAGAAAACTACTAGAGGAGAATAAGAATGGCTAAGAGAGTCAAAGCAACATTTGTAGCAACAATCACACTCAATCCTGAGAAGGCTGGCGGTTGGCTGGCTATTGTCAGCGCACAACGTGAGGCTGGTGAGTCAGTGAACTCTATGCAACCCGCAGAAGGAATTAGTGAGTACACCGCATGGAAGAATGCGTCTGCTGCAAAGCGTTGGGTTAAAGAACAAGTGCAGAAGCACACACCTCGTAAGTCTGTGAAGATGGTTGCGACTGGAGCAGTCGATGCAAAAGGAAAGCCAACAGCATTTACTGGTGCGCTTGAGTACAAGGTTGCTATCTAACAAGTGATAATTCAAATAATTGGATTGCCTGGATCAGGTAAAACTGAATTAGCAAAAACACTAAAGGAAAGAATTAATGCTATTCACCTGAATGCAGATGAGGTACGTGCAACAGTAAACTCTGATCTAGGGTTTACCGTTGACGACCGTATTGAGCAAGCACGTCGTATGGGTGAGATGGCAAGACTCATTTCTAAACAAGGTGTTGCTCCAGTTATTGTGGATTTTGTATGTCCAACCGACCTAACTCGTGCAGCATTTGGTAAGCCAGACATTCTTATTTGGATGAACACCATTCAAGAGAGTAGGTTTGAAGACACCAACAAGATGTTTGAAAAGCCAGTTAACTTTGACGTAATCTATAACGACCACGAATTAAACCAGGCTCAAAAGGCTACACAAATCATAAAGCATTTTGGTTTGCACGACTGGTCTGCTCCTACAACACTTATGCTTGGTCGCTATCAACCGTGGCATGAAGGACACCACGCCCTCTACAATGAGGCTGGAAAGAGAACCGATCAAGTAGTTCTCGGTGTTCGTAACACCTACGGAACCAGTGAGAAGGATCCATTAACTTTTGATCAAGTAAAGTCCTACATTGACAAAGACCTAGCAATGAAAAACGCTATGGTCCTAAGATTCCCAAACATAACGAACATCGTCTACGGACGAGATGTTGGGTACAAGATTGAGCAAGTTGAACTTTCTCAAGAGATTCAGGCTATTTCTGCAACACAAAAACGAAAAGAAATGGGAATTTAAATGTCAGAGGAAGTACTTGCTATTATTGCCTCTCTTGTAATTGCTTATGTGATGGTTTATTTTGTTGATAAAAAATGGGGAGGACATGATGAAGGTAACGAAGGCTAGGTCTCTTACCAAGTCTATTAGTTACAGAGTCTTTGGGACACTCTCCTCATTTGCTGTGGTTTTTGTTATTACTGGAGAAGGAACTCTTTCAGCATTAATTGCTTTTTGGGAAACAGTTGTTAAGGTAGGTATTTACTACTGGCACGAACGAATTTGGGACAAGATTAAATGGGGGCGGTATGTACGACATCAATCAGTTATCAGCACTAAAGAAACACTGGCTTCTTAGAACCTCTAACATCCCACGTCGCTTCCTAGGTCTTGAGCAACAAGACATCATCGATAGGGCTGGAGAGTTTCCTAGCGAGGTAGCAACGTGGATTGATGATGCGATCGGTGGTCAGGTCATCAAGCAGATCGGCAACATCGGTATCAATGGTGTTGGTCTCTTGTTTGATGGCGGTCCAGGAATTGGTAAGACGACTCACGCAGTAGTTGCGGCTATGGAGTTTATTCGCAGACTTCCAGAAGATGACGTAGAGGCTGCAAAGATCTTGGGACTCACCGCATCTGATTACGGGTTAAGCGCTAGGCCGATCTACTACATGACCTACCCAGAATTTTTGTCCAGAAAAAAGTCAACCTTCGATGCGGATCACGATGATAAGCGCAATATGGTTTATGAACTTGACGGCTTTCACGGACGCTCGAAGTTTGACTGGCTTAATGTTCGCATACTTGTGATCGATGATCTCGGTAAAGAGTACGGGTCTAAGTATGATGACAGTTCATTTGATGAGATCCTTAGACTAAGATACGACAAGGCTCTGCCCACAATCGTAACTACAAATGTTAGACTAGAAGATTGGGAAACGGAGTACAAGGAAGCGATGGCAAGTTTCGCACACGAAGCATTTATCCGAGTCCCTATCATTGGTTCTGACCTGCGAGCAGCACAATGAGAGGTATGAGCATGGAAACTCCATGGAGAACCGTTCAAGTGTTTATTTCTGCTCAGGCTGCTGGCATTTTTGAAGTTGAAGTCGATACTGAATCAAAGAAGACACGATGCAACTGTCCTGTATGGCGTAAGACAGCCTCATGTAAGCATGTGTTATTTGTTCAGAACAAGATGCGGTACAACAAAGGTCACTACTCAATTCTTGTTCCTACAGAGATTTCTGAGGACTTAGCGGTAGAGGCAAGCGATGACCCGAAGAAGTTTCGTGACTTCGTGGTCAAGTACGCTAAAGTAGAGGTCATATGAAAGGCGGAGACATTTCAAATGTCTCCTCTCCACAGGTTGTGTGCCTTACTGACGTAGTCATTACGTTGGTTGAAGAAGAGACCAGAAAACTTTTGTCAAAGAAGATTGATTACAAGATTGGTAACGTCGACCTACAGAACGCCAACAAGTTGTGGAACCTTGCAAACAACTACGGCATCTCTCTTGAGTTGGCTGGTTATGAAGACCAGGGCTGGACTGAGGAGTTGCTTGAGAAGGCATTCGACAAGTTAGAAAAACGTGTTGTAAATCCATTTAACTACTGGCAACTCTACGAGAACCCAGATGAGTTAGTTGCAGGAATTCCTTACCGTCCAAATTTGCGTGGAGTCATTGACGTTCCAGGAAGAGTTGCACGGTATGGATCAGCAGGTATAGAGTTAAAGAATCTATAGGGGGGTGAACACAGATGTTTATCGTTGACAATGACTTCATTAGTACCCAAGAACAAGAAGAGTTTAGAGAAAGTTTACTGTCCCTATCTTCTTGGTCTTTTATGCCAACAACTACAACTGTTCGAAATGACGGAGGTGCCTTGCCCTCCTCGTTTGATAGTTTTCAGTTTGTTTCTAGCATTACCCCATCAGATCCGATGTTCAAAAAAACAATGGGTATTGCTGGAAAGTTTTTTGATAAGCACGGTGTAGACGCAAAAAACAAAGAACTTTATCGTTTAAAAAGTAACATCTTAACTAGACAACTAAGTTCCGAGCATCACCTACCTCACATAGACAGAGATGCTCCTCACTTAGTTTTTCTGTACTACGTTAATGACTCAGATGGTGATACTGTCTTCTTCGATAAGTTTTGGCAGCAAGGTGTCATCCCTAAGGTTGATGATTTGAATGAGGCGTTACGGATTTCTCCCAAAATGGGAACTGGGATACTATTTGATGGGCTTCAGTACCATGCCTCTTCCTCACCTGTAGAGAGCCTGTATAGATGTGTAATAAACTTGACGTTTGAAAAATAAGTAAGAGGGGGCACTAAATGGCATCTGACAATGAGCATCGCTTGGTCAGCAAGGTCATTCGAGATCGAGACATTGTTCCAGCACTACAACGTGGTGTTACCAATGCATGGTTCTTAGATGATGACAACAAGAGAGTTTGGGATTTTGTACGTAAGCATTATGGCGAGTACAGCGAAGTACCTACTGCTGTAACAGTTAAAGATCATTACCCAAATTACAAAGTCTTAGATGTACAAGACAACATCGAGTATTTACTTGACACCATAGTGGACTTCCGTCGTCGACTCCTTACTCGTCAAGGTCTTGAGAATGCTATCGAGCAACTACAAGACAACGATCATGATGCTGCTCTTCTTGCTATGGAAGCGACGATCACTAAGGTTAATGAGCAAGGTGTCCTTGGAACTCACGAAATCGACCTTACAAAGAACACAGAAGAACGTTATAAGGAGTATCAGTCTCTACAGAACTCAACCTTCTTAGGTATTCCTACAGGCTTTGCAAAGATTGATGAAGCAACTGCAGGACTGCAGTCTGGTCAGTTAATCACTATCATCGCTCCACCTAAAACTGGTAAGTCACAGATCGCATTACAGATGGCGATCAACGTGCACAGAGGTGGGAAGATCCCTATGTTCCAATCTTTTGAGATGAACAACCACGAACAACAACAACGTCATGATGCGATGCGTGCCCACATCTCACACGGTCGTTTGCGTCGTGGAAAGTTATTGCCAGCAGAAGAGGCTCGATACATTGACACACTCAATGAGATGGAGAAGGAGCACTCTTTCCACTTGGTAGATGCGGTTAACGGAATTACAGTCTCATCACTTGCTGCAAAGATCGAACAGACAAAGCCAGACATCGTGTTTGTAGATGGTGTGTACTTGATGCTTGACGAAGTAAGTGGTGAGATGAATACGCCACAAGCAATCACTAACATCACTCGTGGATTGAAGCGTCTAGCCCAGAGAATTCAGAAGCCAGTAATCATTACTACACAGACTCTGTTGTGGAAGATGCGTGCTGGAAAAGTTACTGCCGATTCAATCGGTTACTCATCTTCATTCTTTCAAGACTCAGATGTAATCCTTGGTCTTGAACCAGTAGAAGAAGATGAAGAGATTCGTTTGTTAAAGATTGTTGCATCTCGTAACTGTGGACCTAGCGAGACAGCGTTGACATGGCGCTGGGAGACTGGCTGCTTCCATGATGAGGACGAGATGTTAAAGTGTGTTTACTGTTCGAACTGGAACCGCATGTGATTGATGTAGAGCGTGTTCTCCTTTCCCTAGACCTCCCGCTGTATGCACAGCGTGGTATCGAGGTCAATGGCTTGTGCCCAATGCACAAGAAGCGCACAGGTAAAGAAGATCACAACCCTTCTTGGTGGATCAACTCCGAGACTGGTGCACACATCTGTTTCTCTTGCGGTTACAAGGGCAACATCTACACACTAGTTGCAGACATCAAAGGTATTGATTACCACGAAGCCCGTGAGTATGTAAACGACAAAGAAGATATGCCTATCGACATACTGATGAGGCGCATCAAGGAATTGCCAGAGTACATTCAAGCCGAAGCACATCCGATTGGAATGTCAGAGGCTCGTTTGGCTGTGTATACAACACCACCAGCAATTGAATTAAAGAAACGATTCCTAACACAAGAAGCCGTAGAGACTTGCGGAGTGTTGTGGGATGAGAAGAACGCTGCATGGATACTCCCTATCAGAGACCCCGATGACTTTTCATTGTGGGGTTGGCAAGAGAAGGGTGCTCGTGGTCGCTTCTTCCGCAATCAACCGCAGGGAGTTAAGAAGTCAAAGACAGTTTTCAATGTGCAGATACTGAGAGAAGATGCGCCACTACTTGTTGTGGAGTCCCCACTCGATGCGGTCAGACTAGTCGGACTTGGTTACAGTGCAATATCTACGTATGGAGCGATGCCTAGCGTTGAGCAGGTAAAGATAATGCGCCGTGCACCAAGGGTGATCGCCGCATTCGATAACGATGGCGCTGGACAGAAGGCATCAGAAGAGATGCGTGCTCATGCTCGTAAGTACGGTATTGAACTTTCTTACTTTAACTACACAGGCATCGATGTAAAAGATGTCGGTGACATGATTGAGAGTGACATACATAAGAGCATCGAGTCAGCACGAGACATGATCTACGGCAAGGCGGCGTACTTATGATGGACTTGCGAGATAAAGACCGCCCCTTACATATTTGCGTATGCGGATCAATGCTATGGAATGTACAAGCGATGTTTGAGGACGGAGAAATTTCTCTGTACATGCTAGATATGGAATGCGCCCTATGCGGAACTCTAGCAACCGCACCTACCCCCATAGATAACCAATGACGTTTACAGGCACACTCAAGCCCTACCAGGTAGAGGCTGTAACTCGTATGGTAGAGCGCAAGAAGATGCTTGTTGCCTATGAGATGGGTCTAGGTAAGACCTGCATGACTATCGCATCGGTTGAGGAGTTAAAAGACAACGGTGTAATTACAAAGCCAGTATTAGTCATAGCCCTATCAAGTCTGAAGTATCAGTGGCAGAAAGAGATACAGAAGTTCTCTGACTCCACCACCACCGTGATCGATGGCTCTAAGCCAGTCCGTGCAAAGCGATGGGAAGAGCGTACAGATTATGTCATCTGCAACTACGAGACTGTCGTAGGAGATTGGGATCTGATCAAGGATCAGGAGTGGGGAGCCATCGTCTGTGATGAAGCCACAGCAATCAAAGGCTTTAAGTCAAAGAGGTCAAAGGCTGTCAAGAAACTATCTGCCAGTGTACCGATCAGGTTTGCATTAACGGGAACACCTATTGAGAATGGCAGACCCGAAGAGGTCTACAGCATCATGCAGTTTGTAGACTCAACTCTTCTAGGTAGATTTGATTTGTTTGATCAGACATTTATTGTTCGCAATCACTTTGGTGGAGTGCAACGCTATCGCAACCTTCCATTGTTCCATGAAAAGATGAAGAGTTCCTCCGTTCGAAAGGTTCAGACAGATGCAGACGTTGCTCCATATCTTCCAGACACTATTCATCGTGACCCTATGTTTATCTCCCTTGATAAGAAGACTTCTTCGCTCTATAACTTCATCGCGGATGAACTAAGTAACGAACTATTTGAAGCACAGCAGTTACTTGGTGCTAACTTCTCACTGCTTGCTCACTACGGACATGACAGCAAACCTGGCAGTCCTGTAGATCAGTTGCGTGGATCAATTATGTCTAAGATAACTGCTCTTCGTATGCTGTGTGATGATCCAAACCTCTTACACAAGAGCGCAGATAAATTTGATGAGCATCTTGGAGAAGGCAGTGCATACGTCAACAGTCTCAAGACTAGAGGTTTGTTAGAAGGAGTAACAAAGACCCCTAAGTTAGATGCGCTAAAGACTTATGTAAACGATCACCTAGATACTGACCCAGAGGCAAAGGTAGTTATCTTCACTTCGTGGGTAGGAATGCTAGAGAGTATTCAAGAGGCAGTTGGTGGAACTCTGTACACGGGCTACATGAATGCCAAAGAGAAAGAAGCAAGCAAGACCAAGTTCCTGACAGACCCAGAGTGTCGTGTGTTTATATCCTCAGATGCTGGTGGGTATGGTGTAGATTTGCCCATCGCTAACCTACTGGTCAACTACGATCTACCATGGAGTGCAGGACTTGCCGTCCAACGCAATGGTCGAATCAAGAGAGCCTCTAGCCGTTGGCCTAGTATCACTATTCAAGACATGCTGATCGCCGATTCGATAGAAGAGCGACAACATGATATGCTCCAGCAGAAGAACGCAGTAGCCGATGCGGTTATCGATGGTCAGGGCATTAACGCAAAAGGTGGCGTCGACCTTACCGTTGGAAGTTTGATAGGGTTCTTACAGAAAGCAAGACCATAGGGGGAAACATGGCAAGAGTAAAAGCAACAGAAGCAAGAGAAGAAGATCCGCTTATTAAAGATGCGAGAGAATACTCCTTCTTAAAACAACAAATTGAATTCCTTGAGAAACAACAGAAGGAAGTCCGTGAGCGTTTGTTTACTCAGTTAGATGAACTGGGTGAAGTAGACGACAAGGGAAACGTCATCATTGAATTACCTGAAGAGGTTAATGGATTTGGCGCTGTTGTAAAACAGCGTCGTGTATCACGTAAGATCGATGAACTTGTGGCAGATGAAATCATTATTGAAAAAGGAATGGAAGAACAACTGTACAAGACCATCCGTGTTGTAGATGAAGATGCGCTAATGGCTGCTCTTTACAATGACGAACTTACAGAAGCAGAGATTGATCTAATGTATCCACAGAAGATTGTGTGGGCGTTAGTGATGAATAAGCGATAAGACATGGCAGGACTACGAGGACAAGATGAGATCGAGGCAGCATTTGCTGACCTTGAATACGTCCCTGGCTCAAAGAAGAAACGCCGTGATCTAGATCCAAAAGTTTCTCGTCGTAAAAGCGGTGAGAGTAATGGTTGGGATGCAAACCCAGTCATTAAAACGTTAGGTGGAGTAGAGACAGAGGTGTTTACAATCGGTGCGTTAGCACTTGCATTGGAAAAGACTATTGTCACTATCCGCTTATGGGAACGCAAGGGATACATTCCTCGTGCTCCATACCGTCTTCGGTCTAAGACACTCAAAGGTGAGAAGACTGGAGGCAACCGAGTTTATACTCGTGCACTAATAGAATCTTCGATTGATGAGTTCAATCGTAGAGGGTTACTAGGTTCTGCTCGTGTAGAGTGGAGCCAACACGAAGACCTGACAGAGGCTTTAGTAAAGCGCTGGAAGGACATCACATCCACCGAGAGCCAAAAGTGATTGAGAATCTGTGCAATAACACAGACGTCGCTAGTGCCTCATTACCAGAAAGAAACACATGCCAATTACAAAGCCACAGGTAGACGCAGACGCATACCTCGACGAGGATAGCGAAACTGCAGTTCCTAAAGTAGGAACAACCGTACAACAGGGATGGGATGCAATCGATGCTCTCGTCACAAAGACAGATGGAGATTTTCCAACTGACTTCCGTTTCTCCGAAGAACCACAACTTGTAAAGTTCCTCGAAGATCGCCCATTTGCTTCATACGAACAACACTGGATTGAACGCCCTAAGGGTAAGAAGTCCTTTGTTTGCTTGGGCGACAACTGCCCACTATGCGATGTACTAGGCGATAAGCCTCGTGGAAAGTTCGCATTCAATGTCCTTGTTCTCAGTGGTGAGACACAGGGCGTTCAAATTCTTACAGCACCACCATCACTTGCTCGCCAGATTAAGAAGGCGCATGATGATGAACGTAAGGGACCTCTTGACAAAGAGTTCTGGGAAATTTCTCGACTAGGTATGGGCCCAACTACGCAGTACACCCTCAACTTCGTTCGTGGCCGAGATCTAGCAGAGGAATGGAAGTTAAGCAGTGACGCTGTCAATGAACTTGTAGCAGCCGCTGTTCCGTTCACAGCAGAAGTAATTAGGGAGACCCCTCGCTCCGAAATGCTTGAGGTTGCTCGCTCTGTAGCGTAACTGTACTTCCAAGAGAAGGGGTCTGTTTACTTCCGTTTCCAGGCCCCTTCTCACTATAAAGATTGAGGGATCATGAATATCATTACAACAAAAGAACAACTAAAAGATCTTGTTGAGTTTTACTCCAAGGTAGATGCCTTTGCATTCGACGTTGAAACAGTTGGCGAGAATAGAATCCAGCCTGTAGTCAACGATGTTATGTGGCTTTCCTTAGCGACAGAAGGTCGCACTGATGTTATACCGATGGGTCACCCTAACGGTGAGTTCCTTCGATGGGATAAAGAGTTACTGCTTAGTGGTCAACGCAAACTTGCTGCAGGTAAAGAGTTGAAGGATGCAGACTACTCAAAGAACGAAGCCAAGTGGACTCCAGTATTTGATGCACCACCAGCACAACTTCTTCCAGGAGATGTATTCAAAGCCTTGAAGCCACTGTTCTTTAGCGATAAGTTAAAGATCGGTCACAATGTTAAGTTTGATTTAAAATCAATCGCAAAGTATTTCCGTGGAGAAGTTCCTAAGAAACCATTCTTTGACACGATGATGGCTTCATTCATTATTGATAATCGAAACAAGAACATGCTAGGACTTGCTGCTTGTGCAGAGCGAACACTCAAGATCAAAGTTGAAAAAGGTATTGGAGCAATGGTTGAGGTTCACTCCTTCAGCGATGTTGCTTACTACTCAGGGTTTGATTCAGAGGTAACGTGGAAGTTGTACAAGGCGCTAGAGCCTAAGTTAGAAGGAAGTCTTAAGCGTGTATGGGCATTAGAGATGGATGTAGTTGCAGCCCTATGCGATATGGAACTATCAGGGGCCAACATCGATGTTAAAGAACTTACTTTGCTGAAGGCACGTCTTGAGAAAGACATCGATCTTGCACGAGCAAAGGCGTGGAAGTTAACAGGAAAACCTTTCTCCATGAACTCAGTAAAAGAAAAGCAAGAGTTACTGTTCTCACCTAAAGAAGAAGGTGGTAGAGGTATTCGTCCTAACCTGCGTATCCGTATTGCACTCACTACAAAGGGTCAAGAGGTTGCTGCAAGTAACCCAGAAGCATTAAACATCCGTCACTACTCAGTGTCTTCTGATGCACTGGAGTTCTACCGCAAGAAGGATGAACTCGTAGATGCAATCCTTGAGTATCAAGATCTTAACAAGTTGATGACAACTTATGTTATGCCGTACCTAGGTGGAGAAATTACTCGCACCACTATGGGTAAAGAGAAGATTGTGGACAAGAAGAGCCTCATGATTAATGGCAAGGTACACACAAACTTTAAAGCGCATGGAGCAGAGACAGGGCGTTTCTCCAGTAGTGACCCTAACCTACAGAACATCCCTAGTAGCGGAGAGTACGGAAAACTAATTCGCAATCTGTTTATCGCACCACCTGGACACAAACTAATTGTTGCTGACTACTCACAGATTGAGCCACGCATTATTGCAGCCTTCTCAGGTGATCCAATTATGGTAGAGAACTACAGGTCTGGTGGAGACATCTACACAACTATTGGTGACACTATGGGTGTAGATCGTAAGGCTGGAAAGGTATTGGTTCTATCGATTGCTTACGGTGTTGGACCAGAGAAGATTGCACAGAGCATTGGTTGTTCTGTTACAGATGCTAAGGATTTATTGACTAGATTTGAGGCACAGTTCCATGACATCTCTAAGTACAAAGCAAAAGTAATTCGACAGGCAACTGGAAAGTCTCCTATACCATACGTCGAAACTATCTTTGGCCGTCGTCGTTACATCCCAGAGTTAAAGAGCCAAGACAGAGGACTAAAGTCACGAGCAGATCGTCAGGCATTTAATACAGTAATTCAAGGATCTGCTGCAGATTTAATGAAATTAGCGATTGTTAGAGCACATTCTTGTTTTACTGATGAACCAGATGTGAATGTCGTTTTGACTATCCACGATGAATTGGTTACCGTTGCTCGTGAAGATCTAGCAGAAGAGACAGCCGAAGCAATCCGTGTGTCGATGGAAGGTATCCACCTACCAGAGATTACAGTTCCTCTTATTGCAGATGTAAAGATAGTAAACAAGTGGGGAGAAGCAAAGTGAGTAATGCAGACTGGTGGGCAAAGCAACTAGGTGCACAGCCACAGGCACCGCAACAACAGGTTCCTGTTGCAGCACCTCGTCCTGTAAATAACCCTATGCCACCCTCGCAACAACCGATGACTCAGTTTCAACCTGTGCAACCACAGCAACCTGCATCACGAGCACAGAGTGCATCACAGACAGCATCATGCCCAGAGTGTGGTGGAACTAATTACATGTCTGTTCAGAATGCTGCACCACGCTGTTATGACTGTGGCTATCCAATTAGTCAATCAGGAAGTCGTTATGGAGCACTGACTGGAGCAAAAGTTGAGGGCAGTGCTAAGACTGCTATCGGTAATGATGTGCAAAGCAACTGGAACCCGCAAGGGATTATTGGGAGAATTGACGGATGAATGATGAAGCACGAAAAATTGTTGCAACCCTTAACAAAAAGTTTGGTAATAATGTGGTGGTTATTGCGTCTGACATTCGGTCTGATCTTATCCCTCGCATTACTAGTGGCTCTACCACTCTTGATTATGTTCTTGGTGGTGGTTTCCCTGGTAATCAATGGAACGAACTCATTGGCGAGCCATCGCATGGAAAGACAGCGGTCGCGCTTAAAACGATCGCAGCAAACCAAGCATTAAAAGAAGACCACACGACTGTCTGGGTTGCTGCTGAGCAGTGGGTACCAGAGTACGCAGAGATGTGCGGAGTTGATACCAGCAGAGTAATTGTTATTGAAACAAACATTATGGAAGAGGCTTATCAAGCCGTCATAGAGTTCGCAGAATCAAAGTCAGTAGATGCCATTGTTATTGACTCCCTTCCTGCCCTTTCACCAGCCCCCGAAATGGAGAAGGACATGAATGAAATGACTGTTGGAAGAGGAGCACTCTTAACTAACAAATTCTTTCGTGTAGTTGGTTCTGCAATCAAGCGCAGTCTGGTTGAGGATGAACGTCCAGTGCTCGGTCTCATAATCAACCAGTACCGCATGAAGATTGGTGTGATGCACGGTGATCCTCGTACCACTCCTGGTGGTGAAGGAAAGAACTATGCATTCTTTACTCGTTGCGAGATCCGCAGAGACGAGTGGATTGAGGTTGGACCTAGCGGCAATAAAAATCGTGTAGGTCAACGCATCAAGGTTCGAACATTAAAGAACAAGACTGCACCACCACAGCGTGTTGCATACTTTGATTTCTACTTTGCCGATGGTGGAGATTGTCCAGCAGGTGAGTACGACTTTGCAAAAGAGGTTGCATCACTAGCGGTAGTTAAGGAGATTATTCAACGTAAGGGTGGCTGGTACTACTTTGGTGAGCGAAAGTGGCAAGGTATTGACCCAGTAATTTCAAGCATTCGTGAAGAAGTGGATCTGAAAGAACAGATTCAGAAGTTAGTCTTTGAAACATCAGATCTACCAATGGCGGAGGACAGCGATGACTAAGAAGTTTGTAGTTAATGACGAAGAGTGGGCGCAGGTACTGGAGAAGGGCGTAGAGGATTACACCGATATGCTCTTTGAAGCGGTCTGGGATGGTACTGAGGATGTAATTCCTGAGACCTTGTCAGGAGAACCGTTCTGTGGTTGCGGTACCTGTTTTTGGAGAGAAGCATTGTTCTTTCTTGTACCAAGATTAATCGAAGGTTATGAGGAAGGCAAAATAGAACTTGAAGACTGAAGGTCAGAAGCAGTCCCAGAAGCACGAGAAGAGACTTGCTAAGAAAGTTGGTGGGTCTACTAACGCTGCCTCTGGAGCCTTCTGGTCTCGTAAGGGTGATGTACGATCATCAGATTTACTGATTGAACATAAGTGGACAGGCAAGAAAACCAAAACTATTAAATCAGACGAATTAAAGAAGATAACTACCGAAGCAATCCTTGATGGAAGAATGCCAGTGTTTGGCCTCCACCTTGATGGGGTGAACTATGTAATCCTTCTTGAAGACGACTTCCTAGAGATGAGAGAGAACCTAGACAACCATGGAAGACTTTGATGAACCAGAGTACGCATGGAGATACAAAGCACGATGCTCAGGCCAAGACACAGATATCTTCTACCCTCCTCGTGACAAGGAGCAGTACAAAGAGATCGCTAACAAAGCCAAATCATTTTGTTTTGGTGAAACAGGAAAGAACCCTTGTCCAGTACGAGCAGAGTGTTTATGGGATGCAGTCCGACGAGACGAGCCTCATGGAATTTGGGGAGGACTCAGCCACCGAGAACGAAACGCCCTAATGCGAAAGTGGCAAAAACTAAAGAAGACTAAGAAGACCACACAGACCCTAGAAGAGTTTATTTTCAGTATAGATAAGGATTACTAATGCCTTCCAAGACAGACTTCCAGAAGTATTTAGATACTAAGAAGACAGATACCCGTCTTACTGGTCACATTGAACGTCATCTTATGAAGAAGGCACCAGGAGATCGAAGCACCACAGTGCTTCACCCTTCTGAAATGATCAAGGCTGACTTCTGTCATCGTTACTCTTACTACCTACTTACTGGTGGTAAGAAGATGGAGAAGAACCCAGGACTGACACTGCAGAACATCTTTGATGAGGGTCACTTCATCCATGAGAAGTGGCAGAACCGCATCTATGAGATGGGCAATCTCTGGGGAGACTTCAAGTGTGTGAACTGCAAAGGAATTACCTCTGGCCTATCACCTGCAAAGTGTCAGCATTGCAAGTGCACCACACTGCGTTATGACGAGGTCAAGATGCTTGATCCAGAGTTGCGTATTGCAGGACATACTGATGGCTGGGTCAAAGGTCTAGGTGATGATTTCCTTATTGAGATCAAATCTATTGGTGAAGGAACATTACGCTTTGAAGCACCTGACCTTTTGTACGATGCAGATGGTGACTTGAACAAGGCATGGAAGAACATTCGTCGCCCATTCAGAGGTCACTTGTTGCAGGGACAGATGTATTTAGAGTTAGCCAAGCGTATGTTTGGTGCTGAAGCGCCTAAAGAGATTGTTTTTTTGTACGAGTTAAAGTCAAACCAAGCGTACAAAGAGTTCACGATCAAGGCTGACTACGAAGTTGTGGATAGGATCTTCTTCAAAGCAGAGAAGATCATCAAGGCAGTCGAGGCTGGAGTTATGCCTGATTGCAATGTAGGCGAAGACGGTTGCAAGCAGTGCAACCAGATTGAGGAATAATGTTAAACCTAGGTGATGGATCAAAGCAGGCTGTTGAGAAGATGAAGGCGCAGAACATCAACCTGTGGCCTGAGCAGGACAAGCAGCCACCTATGCCCAAGGACATTTCCCTTTTGGAGAGCGATGAACTCAGCGCCTTGTTTACACGCCTGACAGCCTGGTCTAATTTCGTAGCGGGACAGTTAGCCGCATCACAGGTAGACGAGAAGGTGCTTGAAAAGCGCCGAGACATGCTTGAGGCAAAGTTGCTGATTATGAAAGACACCAGTAAGGTTAAGGGTGAACGAGTGACAATGATGAAGGCTCAGGTGATGGCTGATCCAGACTTCATAGACGTTGAGGAACGTTATATGAATGCTTATGCGTATCGCAAGATGTTAGAGGTTGTGTACAACAACTTTGAACGGGATGTGGCGCTGGTATCTAGAGAGATCACTCGTCGAACTAACGACGTACGAACGGGACGAAAGGATAAGTTCAACACATGAAAAAACTACTTACACTACTTGTATCAATTATGGTACTTGGTACCACGGCGGTACCAGTACACGCAGAGGTACCACCAGCAGTTGTTGTTATTGATAACGGAACAAACACAGCGTTGTTTAAAGACAGTATCTCTTACGAGGTATGTTTACTGTCATCATTTAAGTGTCCAAATGGTCAACAGATTATGGAAGGCCCAGGCGCTGCAAATCTTCCAGCAACAACAGACAGAAACTTTAGTCATGGAACACAGATGATCTCTTTGGTTCTTCGGTTCAACCCATCAGCAAAAGTTATTCCTATTCGTATTGTAGGTATGACCTCTCGTGGTAACCAAGGTCTGTATTCATTGTCTGACGTGCAAAACGCACTTAACTGGGTTGTTGCTAACCGAGTCAAACACAACATTGCAGTTGTCAGCATCTCTCAAGGTGCAATCTTTACGAACTGTAAGGTTCCAGCAGGATTGGCTGAAAACATTGCGGCACTTAAAGCAGTAAATGTTCCAGTAGTTGCTGCTGTTGGTAACAACGGTAATCGCACTGCAACACACGCTCCTGCGTGTTTGACAGACACAGTCTCTGTTGGAGCAACAGACAATCCATGGCCTGGTTCACAGCCTCTTGAGTATGACCCAAACGCATCTCCATACATTGCTCGTTACAGCAATGGCGCACAAGGGCAGACTGATTTCTTTTTAAACGGTCGCTGGAATGCAAGGCAATTAGACGGAACTTTGCGTTTTACTGCAGGTACATCAGGAGCAACTGCAGCGATGGCTGGTTGGTGGTTACTGAACAGAAAAGCAACCTTTGACGAGACTTTTAATGCATTGGCGGCAACGGCTGTTGCTACTAAGAACGAGTTCCAGACAGGAAAATATGTCCGACTCCCATAAGCCAACTGTGCTTGAAGAAGCGCAGAGTTTAATCACTGGGGATCGTAACTACACTTACGATCATCCTCTTGATAACTTCAACCGAATTAAAAAGGGTTGGGAAGTTATTTTCGGTATTGACATTACTGAAGAACAAGTGGGACTAGCGATGGCTTGGGTAAAGATTGCACGAGAGTCATACATGCACAAGAGAGATAACTTGACGGACGGGGCAGGTTATCTTGGGACCATTGAGATGGTCATAGATGAAAGAGCCGTCCGTGCCAACAAAACTGTTTGATGGCGGTTTAACAGATGAGCAAGTCCTCGTTGCGATTGGTATTGACCAATCGTTAACGGGGTTTGCTTTGTCTGCAGTAAGTATTGCAGAACCAGAAAAACACATCACATGGGTATACAAGTCTCCGTATTTTGGTATTGAACGGCTTGTAGATATTCGCCAGTGGTTGATAGACACCCTTGATTATGTGTCCGAGAATCACGGCATCACAGACATTGCCATGGAAGGTTCAGTCCTTGCTAGTCACTCAGCCCTAGTCCTTGGGGAGTTGGCTGCGGTAGTCAAGATGGCGATCTACGATTACTTTGGTGAAGATGAGAACTGTCGCTACCCATTGAAAGTTCCGCCAATGACATTGAAGAAGTACGCCTCAGGTAAAGGAAACGCCAAAAAGCAAGAGATGTTGATGCAAATCTACAAGAGGTGGGGCATAGAGTTCAATGATGACAATGCTGCAGATGCCTACGCTCTAGGAAGGCTTGCTGGAAAAACTGCGATTGATGAAATCGAGAAGGCAGTAGCCAAACAAATTGAAGACCCTAAATACCGAGACCAAGCAAGACTTTAGCCTTACCCTTTGGTTAGGAGCGGCACACTAACTCGAACCAAAGGACTAATAACTGTGACAGAATCAATTTCACCTATTTCTGCTGAAGAACCGTTCCTACGTGTCAGCGCCTCTTCAAACCCTCAGAGTGTTGCCTCAGCAATCGCTCACGCAATCTACGACAAGAAGGAAGTAAAACTTCGTGCTGTAGGTGCAGGAGCGGTAAACCAGGCAGTCAAAGCAATCGCAATCGCCAGAGGCTACGTAGCCCCACGAGGCATGGATTTATCCTGTATTCCAGGATTTACCACTATTGAATCTCGTGACGGTGAGATCAGCGCCATTGTGTTTGCTATTACAGCCAACTAAAACAGACGTATCCTTGGAACAAGACTAAGGAGTCACAATGGCCAATTGGACAGATATGGGTCACGCAATGCGTCGTCGCATGGGCGCACCTTCAAATCATCATGAATCGGTAGGTAAGAGAATGAATTCTAACCCAACACCAGAGCAGATCGTTGCAACAGGCGCACGAGCATACATGGGTAGCGCAACAAGTGCTTTTGCTGCACCAAGTGCAACACCACTTGCTGGAAAGTTAATGCCTAAGAAGAACACACAGGCTGGCGATCCAACAATCATGAACAAAGCAAATCGTCAGAACGTTGAGCGTAAGGGTGCACAACACCGCATCACTGCAAAGATGCCTGCTCCAATCAATAGCGAAGCAGGAGCAACGATGGCAAATGCACGAATTGTTCCTTCAGTTATGGGACGACAAGCACCTAACTTTAACAGCGGCGTAGATAGCACCTACTAAAATGAGTGGCTCAATTTCATCGAGTCAGTTTAAGCCAGTACAACCAGATATGACACCTCCACTGTCATTAAGTAAAGCAACAACTGGAAGTGCAGCGCAGGCAACTGCGTGGCGTAATCAGTCAATTGGTAAGGGTGGACCTTTGGCGTACTCATCTAAAACTAGAGGAACAACCTTTAGTTGGGATGACACTGCATCCACAACTACTCTTCCTCAATCTCAAGGTTCAGGTAGAAGCCAGTGAGCAGAAAGCGTCCTGCAATTCGACCTGAAAAACTCATTCGACCTGAGGGTGTTCACCCTGCGTTGAGTGCAGTTGAGTTTGCAGCACGCACAAATGCAAAGCCATTGGTAGACCCACAGGGCGTAGAGCGTGGTCTAACTATGAACGTGCACACTGGCGTTACAACCGATGAAAAACCAGCAGTTGGTTACGCAGTTGGTGGAGAGCGTGATGTACAGGGTCGCCGTATTAACACAAAGAAGGTTAATACAGGAAGTAAAGACCCTAAGTTAAGCGCAAATGAAGTTGCGAAGTTCTCAGAAAAAGTACGTTTAGGAACTAAAGATAAGAATGTAAACATCGGCTCATGGGTAGACTCAAAAAATCCAAAGAGCGGTGTACAACTAGATGCCTCTCGTGTCTACACAAGTAAAAAAGAAGCCACAAAGAAGATGGAAGAACGTAAAGAGGACGCTATGTACGATGTACAGACCTTCGATACAGTTCGTAACACAAAGAAAAAGCCAAAAGAAAAGAATCGATAATGGCTGGCGGATATAACAACTTTTCACCATCGCAGAACTGGCAGTCGCTAGGTGGCGGTGGTCTTGCTGGATACAACAATCAAGGTGGTGCAGGTACTCCTGTAGCCCGTGACACTATGGATTCACTCCGTATTGGTGTCGGAAGAGTTCCATCTGCGGAATACCCAGATGGTTACCTTGGCACTATCCGCTCACGTCGTGATGACCGTTTGTTGGATAGCATCAAGAACCGTGTTAACCAGAAAGCCTATCAACGTGGTGTACACAAGGGTGAGCGTATTGAGCCATCCATGTACTACTGGCCTGAAGAATTTAACCCTGACATGGGTATCGCCCGTCAGATGAAAGCAACACTTGTGAATCGAGATGGCGCAGTGTCATACATGATTCCTCGTAGCGCACCACAAACTCATCTTACTCCTGCTCCTCACCTCGTTAACGATGGTAAGGCAAATACACAGGCTAACCAGCCAGGAGAAATCAATGCACGTCGTCAGGCGATGCTCGCCTACTTGAGACCAACGTGGAACTAACATGGCTAAATTTGGTGTTGACCCACATGGTCGCTGGGATAAGAACTTAGCAGAGTCTCAATTCAAGGGACATGTTGAAAACATTATTGGTAAGTATCGTCAAGCATCCCCAGATTTTGTAAAGGGTGGACATGAGTGGTACGAGAAAGCACACGAAGAAGCCTCTAGAGTTGGTGGGGGAGATGTTCGACGTGGTGCAGGAGTTATTGCTGCACTCTCTCCGTTGAGTGACTGGGAACGTAACGTTCGAGAATCGCATGAGTTAAGAAAAACTGGCACAGTACAAGGTGCTCTTCTTCCAGCAAACGTTGAGAAAGCACGTCGTATCCATCAAGGAGAAGATCCTGAACAGGTTCTTGGTGGACACAAAGTTACTAACTTCTTCCACAACATTAATGATCCAAGCAGTCCACACGCAGTGACAATTGACCGTCACGCATATGATATTGCGATGGGTCGTCCATTCATTGGGCAAGGAAAAGGAAAGAAGGCTGAAGAGCCACGACAAACTGGAACTATGTCTCAAGATTTAGGCCTTAGTTCACTAGGTCGTTACAAGCACTTTGTTCGTGCATACCAGCATGCTGCTGGAGAGTTAGAGGTTCCACTTCCTCATCAAGTACAAGCAACTACTTGGGTAACTCACAGAGGAGCAATCGGATGACACAAAAATTTGATGGAGTTTACGACCATACTAAGCCTTGGCGTGCACCGATCAAACCTGATCAGGTGGCAAAGCGTTACCAATACAACGGCCCATGGTCAACAAATGCAGAGCGCTTAACCTCACAGGCTCTCATGGTGATGAACATTCCTGGAGCAGACATCCAGGCAATGGTTCGCCCACCTCTGCCACAAATCCAACTATTTCCAGAGCGTTATGGATACGAGAGAACACAACCTGGAATTGATGACATCGTAACGGTGGATCGCAACTATACTGAACCTCGTATCTCGTGGTTCTCTGGTGGAGTCGCTGGATACCAAGCAGCAGAACGTAACGCATTGGGGTCTAATTAATGCCAATTCCAGTAGCAGCAATAGCAATCGGAGGGATACTTCGTGGAGCAGCAGGTGTAGCAGCGCGAGGTGCTGCAAGAGGTGCTATGACAACGGCTCGTTTTGGCGTCAAGGGCGCCAAAGGCGCAGCAAGAGTTGCTGGACAAGCCGCTCTAGTTGGAGGAAGTCTTTCCTCTTCTCAATTCTCTGACCAATCAAGTGCTGCACAAGATCCAGGAACTGCAGTAAGAGAACCTCTTCGATTTGGAGCCAATATGCGAGTAGGGACAGAGTAATGAGCGATGGAGACGGCATGCTATCGATGGAGTTACAGGCTCGACAGATTGCTGAGAACGCAACCCGTTACAACGGATCTGCTCCATGTCCAACCTGTGGAGTAGTTATGAACCCTGTAGAATTTATGGCAAACAGAGGTCACTGCCTCTCTTGCGTCACACAACGCAATGCACAACGAGTGAAAGGTAAGATGGCATGATATTCAATGACCGTCGTAAAGGCGCAACAGCAGCACGTAAAGAGCGTATGGCTGTGCATGAAGAGGCTGCACGCTTGCAACAAGGAACAGCCTTTCAACGAGATGGTGGTTTAGATAAGAAGTCTGCGTACGCACAAGCAGCAAAGAATTATGACGCAGGAAAAATGGGTGACCGTAGTTGGGGTAATCATGATTACACACATACAACACCGAAAGGCAAATAACAATGACAGTTAATACATCACGTTCAATGAACGCAGGATTAGACGAAGGCGCAACAGACGGCAAGTACCGTAAAGTTCGCCCAGATACAGAGGTAGGAACTGAGTCATCAGCAACTCTTGCGAATCGTCAATCACTACACCCATTCTATGGCTATGGATTTGCAACAACTGAGTATCCAAACAAGGTAAACCCAGGTAAGTAATTATGGGTCTATTTAAAAAGAACCCTGGTGCTGTTCCTAACAGAGCAGCATCTCCCAATCGACGCCCTGTGCAATCTGCAGACGAATGGGTCGCAAGTTTAAAGCAAAAAGGCGCAGCCACTCCACAAGGACAAGCACTCTCAGCAGCAGTAGATAAAAAACTTGCTCAAAACGCATGGGAAAGTAACCAATCAAAAATGCGAGCAGCAGGAGATGCGGCGTGGAAGGCAAAGTACGACAAGCCTGAACCACAACGAAAGCAGAGTGGTGGTTGGGTACACGCAGAAGGTGGCCGTGCTATTAGCACGGAACGGATGTAACAATGTCAAACATTTCTCCTAGACAATTTGGTAGCACAACTCGACCAATTCCAATGCCTTCAACAATAGGCTCATTTGGATCAGGGTCTTCAGGTATGCGACCTGCTCCAATGGTTACACCAAAACTAGGAGGCTCAATGGGTACTAAGCCTGTTCGAATGCCATCAACAGTTGGAAGATTTGGCCGTTAATCGTGCGAACAACACTTGGAGCACCAGACCCTGGTGAGTTTGAGCGTAGACAACCACACAACTTGTTCAATGATCGTCGAATAGGCGGTAAGTCAAAGAATCGTGCGTACGGTGAGTCTCAAAAAGTCACCAAAGAGCCAAGGATGCAGTACCAACAATCAAGAAAGCCTAAACAATTCGATTAATGATCTGTTAGGATAGTCGGACTACTACAAGGAGCACAATGAGTAACGTACCAATTCTGGGTGAAAAACCTAAAGACCAAGAGCCGATGTTTCGGCTGCTTTATTGTCTTGTCTGTCAATCATTAGACGAATTGCCACCATACGATGGTGAGCCAGAGTTAGATCATCTCCTTGCAGTTGCATGTGAGTCTCACGTCTTCCCTTCGGGAGAGCCACACAAAGGTAAGTTGTTTGTATTGCCTCTTCGTGCATGGGCACACCAAGAATCTAAGCGAGAAATCATCAGCCAAATTAAGGGTGGTGGATCAGCAGGTCTAGCATCAATCGATGAGACCTTCTATGACTCACGTTCTATGTTCATGGAAGATGCGATGAAGTGCTACAAGCAGCACAACAAGCCAAAGGATGGCTGTTCAGACTGGCACAAGAGCGATCTCATGCTTATCCCTAAGACAGAAAAAGACCGTATCAAAGAAGGTATGGGTAAGTACAAAGATACCCCAGGACAAAAGACTTACTTGTGTGATTTTTGTCCAGTAGCAATCGGTGTAGCCCAACGTAAACAAAAATTGTTAGGAATGAACTAATGGAAGATCAGAAGATCCAAGCAGGTTTTAGCATCGTTATTAACGAGGATGGGACACTATCGACTCATGTGTTTCCTGCCAGCGACACAGTTGCACGACAAGCAACTACATACGACATATTTGGATGCTGCAAGGAGTTAGTTGATGACATTGAGACACAACTACTTGCTGATCGTATCTCGAAGGCTGTTATCGCCAAGTTAATGCCGCCAACTCCAGAAGAAATGGCAAAAGCACGCATTGCTGAGGCTTTAGCAAACCGCCAAGCGGAATAACCACCTAAACTAAGGGTATGAATCGCCCTGATGGATTAGACCGATATGTTGGACCTGTATCCATACAGGCTCTACCGACATCGTACTTCTCCCAACCAGAAGATACTCTAGATCCTGAACTGTTCTCTGGAACAACGCTCAAGGGCTGGGTTCGTAATGGGCTTCTACAAGTATTGTTTGGCTTCCTCAACGAGACCTATCGTCATCCTGATCTATGGACACGAGTATGGCTTGCAGGTTCTGCAGTCTCTTATCAGTGGTCTGCTGCTCGTGAACCAGGAGACTTAGATGTCTTAATCGGCGTTGACTATATCCAGTTCCGCAAGGCTCATCCAGAATACAACGGACTGGGCGATACAGAGATCAGCAAGATGCTCAATGAAGATTTCCGTGAGCATCTACAGCCAGATACAAAAGACTGGAATGGATTTGAAGTAACTTTCTATGTTAATCCTGGCGCTACAGATATTCGTACAATCAATCCTTATGCTGCTTATGACCTAACCCATAACGATTGGACAGTCTTCCCAGAGAAGCAGTCTGCACCTATCAATCCAGTAGGAGAGAAGGCTGCACAACGTGACTTACAGAGCGCATCTGATGTTGTTATGCGCTACTCACAAGCATTAGCAGACCTCAAAGGTGCACAGAACGATGCAGCACGTCGTAACGCCGAGTTCCGAGTACAGCAGTTACTGATGCATGGCTCTATGTTATTTGAGGACATACACCATAGTCGTCGCTATGCTTTCAGCCCTAGTGGTGGTGGGTATGCAGATGTGTACAACTACCGTTGGCAAGCAGGTAAGAAGTACGGAACAGTACCAGCGCTTCGACAGATGCACGATTACTGGAAACAGTACAAGGACAAGCAGGCAGAAGAGACTTACGGGATCGAACTACCAGACACACAGACACTAATCAGGAGAGCAGCAACTTACCGAACAAGGGACTAACGTGAACGTATTACTATCACTAGACGGCGTATTAAGTTCAGACTCAGGCGATCCAATCAGAGCAGGAGTCATGCTCTACTATGCTTTGAACATCAACAACAGAGTCGCTATCAGAACCTCTCGCAAGAAAGAAGATGCAGAGCACTGGCTTCACTCTCACGGAATCATCAACTACGATGATCTGATTGACTACTCCTATCATCTTGAAGGTGAAGACCTCAAGAAGCGCCAGTTTATTATGAGCCGCTCTCGTGCACCTATCGAGATGTATGTGGATGCAGACCCAGCCATGTGTGCATGGGTATTTGAAGAGCAGGGTATCCCTGCAGTTATGTTTATGAACCCTGGGTTCCTTGCTGTGGAGCGCCGTCCTGATGCGCCAAAGAAGGTTCGTCAATGGTCTGAGATTGAGAACTCCATCAACCGAGTCAATGTGGCTAAGTCTAATGCCGCTGCTAATCCCAAGGAACTAGAGTTCTGGGATGACTAAACTTATCTTCTCAGGGGTAGAAGTTGGCTCTAACCGCACCCTGCTAGAAGGTCAAAAGGTTGAGTCGATGGGACTCAACTTTTGGGGTCTTCGTAAGCGTGGCTTGCCTAAGACCAAGGTCTGGCTTATCAGCGAGCACTTCGATCCAGAGACTAAGGTCTACATCGAGTCAGGGGCATCACAGGCTGACAAGGCTGGACTGTCTCGTCAGGAACTAATTGACTTGGCCGCTGACTACCAAGAGTTCCTTGTCAACAATGCAGATCGCGCTGAAGGATTCCTAGAGTTTGACTCACAAGTACTCGGCCTTGAATGGATAGAGCAACAGCGTTCCTTTTTCAGTAACGACCCTAAACTATGGGTCATCTGGCATCAAGAGTATGGACAGAGTAAGTTGGCAGAGATGTCAAGAAACTTCCACAATGTGGCTATACCTAATGACGAGATCGAGTCAGTAACTAACTTGGCCGCTCTGACACGGACCTACTCCAACCAGTTCAAGGTAAACTATCACGCCCTTGGATGTGCCAAGCCAGACAACCTAAGATCCATACCATTTGTCACAGCCAGCACATTGTCATGGCTATCGCCCATGCGTAGAGGTGAGACGATCATCTGGGATGGGGCACGACTAGTGCGTTACCCGAAGAAGATGAAGGATCAGGCACGACCTCGCTACAAGAACATCGTAGACAAGGCTGGGCTAGACTATTCGGAGTTTGTCAAAGATAGTACCCTTGAAGCCACTAGAGTAGCGGTCTGGTCATACAAGAAATTAGAGGAATCCATGGACAAGAAATCACCCAACTTCCACATTATCGAGGGCGGTAATGACAAGAACTTATCTGATAATAGAGAAGAGTTGATGACGGGGTTGATGGGATTAGATCTATCCGCTTCTGATAACAGTGGAGTGGAAGGGAGGAAAGTGGAGCGCAGTGGAGCAGTAGAAAGAGCCCCTGAAGAGATGACAAACTTGCCTGTCTTCGGGTTCAAGATGAAGACTATTGTTGAGACTGACGATGATGGCAAAGATGTTCTGATGGATGTCCCTGTCGTTCAGACACAACAAACATCCCTGCGTCAATGCGATACCTGCTTCGTTGCATCTAACTGCCCAGCGTTCAAGCCGCAAAATACTTGTGCATTTAATCTTCCAGTAGAGGTAAAGACCAAGGATCAACTCAAGTCATTACTGACTGCAATTATCGAAATGCAGGGGCAAAGAGTTGCTTTTATGCGTTTTGCTGAGGAAATGAATGGCGGATACGCAGATCCAAATCTATCTCAAGAGATTGATCGCCTCCTGAAGTTAGTGGGCAATGTCAACGACATGGATCAGAATAAAGAGTTCATTCAGATCACAGCCAGCCGTCAATCCTCTGGTGGAGTTCTCTCTGCCATCTTCGGAGATCGTGCTCAGGCACTGCGTGAGTTGCCAGAGGCTCTCCGAGAAGATACAGTTACAAAGATTATCTCCGAATCAATCGAAGATTAACTTATCTGATAACAGCAGTTAACAGGGTGTGAAACATATCTCACCCGTAGTTGACCATTTTCTTTTGGCAATAGTACTTCGCAAAGTTAGCAGATGCATGATAGGTTTCCAAGCGCAATACTAAGCAACCCACAGAGGGGTATTTAGACATTTATAGAAATGGTAGGGGTTATGACAACATTATCTTTCAAACTGACTGAGGATTTCATTGGACCGTATCGCTCAAAGAAAGCGCCGTTCGGTTATCAAGATGCAGCGGGCAACTCAGTGGGAGAGATTACTTTCTTGCGTACCTATTCTCGCCTCAAGGCAGATGGTACGAAGGAGACATGGGTTGATGTATGTGAACGAGTCATCAACGGCATGTACTCATTACAGAAGGATCACGCAAAGACAAACCGTTTGCCATGGTCAGATGCAAAGGCAGCAGCCTCAGCCAAAGAAGCATTCGATCGCTTATGGAACTTGAAGTGGACACCACCTGGACGAGGTCTATGGGTTATGGGAACCCCACTAGTCAATGAGCATCGCAACTCTGCAGCGTTGCAGAACTGTGCCTTCGTCTCAACTGGATCGATGGTCAAGACAGATCCAGCAAAGCCTTTCGCATTCCTCATGGAGGCATCAATGCTCGGAGTCGGTGTGGGCTTTGATGACAAGGGAGCAGACAAAGAGTTCATCATCTATGCACCACAAGGAGAATACGCCTATGACATCCCAGACACCAGAGAGGGTTGGGTTGAATCAACAGCCACCCTCATCAATGCCTACCTCAAGCCAGATACGAAGACTCCAATATTTAATTACGAAGCGATCCGTCCAGCAGGCGAACCAATCCGCACCTTCGGTGGCACAGCAGCAGGAGCAGACCCGCTAATCAAGATGCACCAGTACATCCATGACCTATTCAAGGATCGTGCTGGTCAGAAGTTGACTCGTCGTGACATCGCAGACATCGGCAACATGATCGGTGTATGCGTTGTATCTGGCAACGTCCGTCGCTCTGCAGAACTATTGATCGGTCGCATCGATGATGAAGAGTTCTTGAACCTAAAGAACTACGAGAAGTATCCAGAGCGTATGACTCATGGCTGGATGTCTAACAACTCTGTGGCTGTCAACGTGGGCGATAACCTTGATGGGATCATCGAAGGTATTGCTCGCAATGGAGAGCCAGGAGTTATTTGGATGGACATCTCCAAGCAATATGGTCGCCTTGCTGATCCAATCAACAACAAGGACTGGCGTATTGCAGGGTATAACCCATGTGCTGAGCAATCACTAGAGTCCTACGAGTGCTGCACATTGGTAGAGACCTATCTCAATCGTCACACAGACCTTGAAGATTTCAAGCGCACATTGAAGTTCGCCTATCTCTACGCAAAGACTGTGACACTTCTTCCAACTCACTGGGAAGAGACCAACGCAATCATGCAACGCAATCGTCGCATCGGTACATCAGTCTCTGGTGTTGCAAACTTTGCAGACAACAAGGGACTTCCAGTCCTGCGTCAATGGATGGATGAAGGCTACAAAGTCATCAAGTCATACGACACCAACTACTCAGAGTGGCTTGGTATCCGTGAGTCAATCAAGATGACAACAGTTAAGCCATCAGGAACAGTTTCGATCCTTGCTGGAGAATCTCCAGGAGTTCACTGGACTGTAGGTGGTCAGTACTTCAATCGTGCAATTCGTTTCTCAAACAACGATCCAATGCTTCCACTATTCAAACTTGCTAACTACAGAGTAGAACCAGCAAGTGAGTCTCCTGATACGACTTCCGTTGTCTTCTTCCCTATCAAGTCTGATGCAAAGCGAAGTGAGAAGGATGTAAGTATCTACGAGAAGATGGCACTTGCTGCTACTGCTCAACGCTATTGGTCAGATAACTCTGTCTCTGTAACGATCTCATTTGATCCAGAGAAGGAAGCCTCGGCTATTGGTACGGCTTTGCATATGTACGATGGTCAACTTAAGACTGTTTCATTCTTGCCTAGTGGTAACCATGTCTATCCTCAGATGCCATACACACAGATCACTGAGAAGGAGTACGAAGAGCAGGGCGTAATGCAACTGTTCCCTATTGACTTCTCTGGTGTCTATGCAGGAATGGCTGCTGATGCTATTGGTGAGGCTTACTGCACAACTGATGCTTGCGAAGTAAAACTAATTACAGACAATCAACCTAAGTAATCTAGCAATACAAAGCGGAAGCCCTGCCTTTTGGTAGGGCTTTTGCTATTGCTTAGTCTTCTAGTATGGCTTTGCATTCAAGACCCTTGTGCTTTCTAAGGATCTGCTCGCAGTAATACTTGTCTTTCATCTTCTTGGCATTTGACTCTGTGATGATGGTGTGGCTATCAATAACTAACTCACAGTATGGGCAAGGCAACACAATGTTCCTGCTTCTTGGGTTCTCTCCATAGGCTTGAAACTTCCAGCCTAACTGAACTAAATCGCGCCAAAAGAGTTCTTCTACTTCAGTATCAGTAAGAGATCTCTCACGCCAAGGCTTATCGGTAAAGGGCAGTTCGTCTTGAACCCACTGCTTGTCCTTGTGGTATTCCTTTGGGAACTGCTCTTGCTTCTGGTATGGCTTCTGGTATGGCTTTGCTTTGCTATGGCTCATTGACTGCCAGTCCTGCATACCGCCACTTGCCATGTTCGCCCCCTAACTAACTAACTCACCTGGCTGCCAGGTAGAGTTACTTCGAAGATAGCCCCGCCATTTCTGACGGGGCTTCTCCTATTGCTTACTCTGTTGCTTTTCCTTTTGCTAGTGCTTTAGCACGAGACTCAGGGAACTGCTTCAACCACTCTTTGACTACTGAGTTGTTGACACCTTTCCATGCTCTCCAGTTCTTGCCTTGATTGCTCATGTGATAAGCAATCTGAGCATTGACCACAGGATTCAACAGTTGGGCGTTGTACTCCAAACTGAACTTGTCCCTACGATCTTGTCCCAATGAATCAATCATGTTGACTTGGAATAACCCGAATGAGTTATCCCCTGTCTCTCGATTGCCGTTGTGGGAGAGAGGGTTTCCTCTTGATTCCTTCATAGCGATAGCCCACGCATAGCGTAAGGCTTGCCCTTCGAAGCCAACTGCGTGAAGCAGGTTGACTAACTCTGTCTTAGTTAGTCTGTGTGCGTTCTCGTACTTGGCTAGGGCTCGCTCTTGGTATCGCTTTTGGTATTGCTTCTGCTCGATCTGTGCTTCGGCTTTCGTAGGCGAGAAGGCTGGTGGCAGTACCACTACCCCACTTGCTACGAAGATCGCCGTAAATAGCGATCCGAATACGATCTTGCCTCTTCGTGTTAGTTTCATCATCACTCCAAAAAGTCATTGACACTTTCTGATGCCTTTGACTGGTTGTGACGAAGGCGATGTAGGTATCGCTCTGTCGTCTTTATCGACTGATGTCCTAAGCGTTCCTTGACCTCATGCACATCTACCCCACTTTTTAGAAGTTGGGTAGCGTTAGCGTGTCTGAGATCATGGGTTCTAGGACTCCACCCGATGCCTGACTTGGCTATTGCCTTGTTCCATGTAGTTCTCCATACATCTCGTGGTAGGTGGCTCGTATGGTCGATGAATCCCTGTCGCTTTTGGTATGGCTTTGCCTTTTGCCTGTGCTTTCGCACCGACTCTCGGCAAGCCTCACATCGGCAACGCCCATGTGTATAGGCGTACAGAGTTCCATGCTGGAACAGTTTTCCGTCTTGGGCGAATGGTCGCTTAGACATTTCTCCACGAGAAGTCTTTAGTTTACCTGTTGTTAAGATGATCGTTCTTGGGAACAACAGGTCATCTTTTGATAGGGCTTTTGCTATGACATAGCCCTGAATCTCTTGTAGTAAGGCTTTGCTTAACATAAGGCTTCGCTTATGACCCGACTTTGTGGCTTCTACGACTAGAAACCTGCTGGTATGGCTTGACCCTAGATCGCTGACTCGCCTTTGGACATAGACTTCGCCTGTCTTTAGGTTGATGTCTTTGACCCTGATCTCGGTGGCTTCCCCGAATCGGCAACCTGATGCGACTAAGAATCGGGCGAATAACTGAGCCCCTTCGGTCGGTAGGTGCTGAATGATCGCCTTAAACTCTTCGGGCTCTACGACATTCGAGATGTCTAACTGTTTCGCCTTAATACGAATCCCATGAGTAGGGTTCTGAGTTAATTCTCCTGTATCGACTAACTGGGAGAGGGCAGACCCTAGCGATGCCTTGATCTGATTCAGGGTGGCTGAACCTATCCCCTGACCCCTGAGCCCTTGAAGTAACTCTTGAATCGCCCGTCTATCGATCGAAGTTACTTTGCGATCTCCGAGAGTGGGCAGGACATAGCGATCAAGGACTGACCGATAGCCCTTGCGAGTGATCGGCATGAGATCGGCGGTCGGCAACCATGAATCGATGTAGGTCGATAGGGTAAATACAGCCCTAGAAGGCTCGCTAACGCCCGATGCCTCTGCTTTTGAGGCGTGATACATGGCATCGATCTCCGAGCCCCATGTACCTGCTGAAAGGCGTTTTCCGCCCTTTCGGTAATAGCCTGTAAACCTATCTCCACGCTTTACGACATAAGCCATGATCTTCCCCCCTTCATGTTACTGATGAGTAATGTTACTCACCAGTAACTTCGAATGCAAAAAATAGCCCCTAGCCCGATCAGGGGCTAGGGGCGAATAGTGACTTTGGGCTTAGGGAATCTGCTTATGTGGGCTTGAAGTAACTTCTAATAGCCCCAGATCAGGGCTGAGAGTTACTCAACGAGTTCGCTATCCCACTCGGTGTCATGGGCTATCTGCGGTACTGCTTCGGATAGCCATAGTTCACCGAGTTGATTCGCTTGATCTTCGGAATCGCATTCGACTTCGATCGATCGTGTCCATACGAAAGTTACTTTGTAGGTACTCATGGATAAAGAATCTCTTCCCAATCCGAATCATCGAGATCATAGAGTTCAGTTGGCAGAACCTTCCAGCGATCATCGATCGCAATAAAGTCCTCACCAATAAACCAATCAACATCAACGCCCCACTCACCAATAAATACTTTGGCGGTGAAAGTGTTTCCATTCATTGGAAACTCGATCACATGAGTTGATGATGATGTTTCGCTACTGATTACATTTGCAACCATTTATTTATTTCTCCGTTTCTATTTGAGTTGTGCGATAAGAGTTCCACTCATCGATTGTTTCTTGCTTCCATAGTGGTCGATTGCCGATCATGTGATCGGGTTCGGGAAGGGTGTTTCGCTTGCGATAGGTGTAGATCGTGTCGATCTTTAGCCCTGTTTGTTGTGCGATGTCGGTAGTAGTGAGCCAGTCCTTCAATTCGATGCACCAGTTTTCTGTTTAGTTTCACTAGGTTTTTTTCCAATCGTAAACACTTTGAAGTTGCCAAGCATTCGATCAAACCATAAATAGGGAAGATCGTTTTCAACATTGAAGTTGTAGTGATCTGCATCTTTGCGTTTTAAGTTGCTCTGATGAGATTCATGGAATGACGAATCACCCAACCACACAGGTACTTCGCATTCAGGTAGTAACGAATGCACCGCAACGAATCGATCGAGCATGGTGTCTTTGTAACCACGATCAATCCATTCTTTGCAGATTGCGATTCCGTATTCACATAGAAGTCGCTCATGACCACGCCACATCTTTGTAGCAGGGTGATTAGTCCAGCCCTTAGTCTCACCACGCAACGCTTGAAGTATCTGCCACGCCTCTACTCGTTGCTTGCCTAATCGCTTGTAATCGAGTGCTTTGGCAGTCTCTACGAAGTCAGGGAAAGGTAAGAATGTATTAACCATTATCTAGCACCGCATTGATCGAGTTCTGAATACATTCATCGATTACTTCCCACATGGTGTCGTTAGTAACGATCTCTCTTCTAATTAGTTTCCATTGTTCATCGGTAAGCACTTGCCCACTTAGTTGAACCGCCTCTTCACGAGTAAATAGCATTATGTCGTTTGGATTAAGCATTAGTTGTCCTTTCGTAATCCCACTTTGTTTTAACCCAGTTAAGTGCAGATAGCCAATTAGTTAGATGATCTTTGCTGAGATAAGGAAACTCATTAGATTGCAGTTCTTGTTCGATGAACGCGATCTCGTATTCGATGTCCTCAATAGTTTTCATTAGTTACTCGTTTCTGAGATGTCTATAAATTGCCATTTATTGTGTAGCAGTACGAGAGTTTCGAATCGCTCTCTACCTAACATGATTGCTTCATCGGGTGTATCTGCTTCTACTTGAACAGTTAGAAGTGCATCAACCACATTGGTTGAATCTGTTTCGAAGATAACATTCCACCACTTACTCACCATTGATCTCGTTATCGTGATCGATGATGATTACTTCGATGTCACTAGGGCAACGAGTTACTTCTGCAACGCCACCATTGACTTCGATGATTACCTGATTCTTTGCGTACTCCACTAGTACTCTCCAATCACAGATACATACTGCTTGTACTTTCTGTTTTCTCTACGGCGTAAATTGTTTCGCTCTTTGTCTGTTAGACCGCCGAAGATTCCGTACTGAACACCATTCTCTAGTGCGAATGAGAGACATTTATTCTTTGTGATCTCAGGACATTGACCGCACACAGATTTTGCTTGCTGAATCTTTTCGTACTCTGTCGGGTCAGGAAAGAATAGTTCAGGGTCAATACCTGCTGACTGACATGGTGCGTTGATGATCTCAATCTTCATTCTTACTCCGATCTGTGTATTGGTCAGGGTTTTCGATCACATACTTCACGAAAGAGTCCATGACATTGGTTAAGTCCTCAGGGTCTAACTCTGCATACTTCAAGAGAATCTCGATCATGTGCAGGAATCCCCAAATCAACATCTCAGGTTCGATCTCTTGATCTTCCATGATTGAGTTCAAGTGTTCATTGGCTAGATACTCCTTGATCTCCTGAGGCAGACTGTCTTTGCGATCAGAATCAACCTTGAATCCACGAACGATCTTTAGAAACTCGTTAGCGATCGTGATTGATTTGATGAGATCAGTTTGGTGTGATGATAGTTCACTCATTTATTTCCCCCTTCATTATTTTGATGTAATTACTTTCTACTTGACGAATTAGTTTACGAGTTGTACCGAATCGATCAGCAACGCTCTGCAACGATTCACCATGTACGAATCGTGCATTGAGTATCAGATTCTTTTCTTCTACTGTAAATAGTGGTGATGTTTCCATGTGTAACCCTCTCTAGGTAATTGAATAGTTGGTAGAGATCATCGAGAAGTAGAACGATGTCGTGCGTTGACCTATTTGTGCATCAACGATCTTGCAAGATTTTCATAACACCTTTTCAGTCTGCCGTAGTCTGCTAGGTGTCGATGATCTCTACCAATAGTGGAATCAAGCAGGGGCAGGTACGACTACGCCGTAACTATCGAATGCGATCATGATCGCCCTTCATAGGTAAGGAGTCGGGAAATGAATTAACCCGATTGAACCCTATGTTGACCCCTGCTCGATAAATCTATCTTGTTGTTTTCTGTATGCAGTTAAAGCAGAACCAAATAACAGGTTGGTGGCTTGAATCAGTTATGAATCTGCCTGATGAAGTAAGTTCATCATTCCCGCAATCATCGCAATTAGTTAGTTCGTGGGCTTCTACCCTACGAATGATCTGTGCGTATCCCATTAGTTGTCTCCTAAGAATTGAGTTCCGTCTGATGCAGTTCGTAATACACGATCATCAGTTGTAGTTACATCACACCATACGAATCCGTCTTGGTGTCTTGTTATCTGACCGAGTATGTCGAACCATTGTTGATCTACTTCGGCAGTTATTGTGTATGTAGCCATTTATTCTTCTCCCTCATTCAGCATCTTTGCATTCTGCCAAACAGTATCGTTGACATGACCTACACAGACATCGAGTGCATCGTCACAGATGTTAATTGCATCATCTGACATCTCTTCGAAGTCTTTCGAATCCCACCAAGTAACTACGAGTGTCTCATCAAGTGCATTCCCATAGTTGCGTTGCAGAATCTCGATCGTCTCTTTTACAGTTGCGATCACTTGTTTCCCCCAATCACTTCATCGATCATCTTTGTACATGAGCCATAGCCCAAGAAGTTGCCACCCTTGCCCACATAGCAGACATCACGAGTTGCATAAGTAAATAGTGATACCAAGATCAATGCAGGAATAATTACCAGCACTATCCAACCTCTACGAGTTAACAATTAAGCATCTCCCTTCTCAATAGCCATTCGGTATTTCCATGACTTACTAGCCATGTGTGTACGGATTCTGTGGCACTTACCGCAACGGACATCGCACTTTGCGATCTCAGTTTGTAATCTCTTGATCGTCATGCCACTTATCATGAAGGCATGAGCGATGTTGTAACGCTTCCTTGCGCCCTTTACATGGTCGAAGTCGAGTGCGAGTACATCGCTCTCGCCACAATCAACGCAAGGATTAGTTTTCAAGTGGTGATAAATCCAGTTCTTGATCTCTAATCTGCGCTTCAAGTGCCATTCAAACTTGTATTGCTCTTCGCAAGGTTTGCAGTACGAAGTAACTCCTGATTTAGTTTTTGCAGATCGAAAGTTACTTAGTGGAAACACATGATCACACTTAGCGCATTGTTGTACGCCAAGTGCTAAGTCTGCTTCTCTTTGTAAAGTTTTAGCAGACTTTCGGCTCTTAGTTGTCACGCATTCTCCTTTATGTATAAGCGACTAAGTGGAAGTGTCTTGTATTTCAGATCATGATGATTAGAGGGAGTTACATAAGCGACAATAAATCGTGATCCAGTTGTGTCAACGATTAAGCCCTTACGCAACCGACCATGACCCTGAATAAACACCTGATCGTTAACTACGGCGTTGTATGGAACGAATGCCCTCATGTCCGTTGAGTAAGCCATTCGTTCATCAGCCATAGCGATCAGTTGATCTTGAACCGCAACGATCTTTGCTTCAAGATCAATGCGCTTCTTTGCGAGTTTGATCGTTTTCTCGATCTTGTCTGATGAATGACTGCCACAGATAACTGCGTGTTCACTATTCCAGTTCAACGGCTTATCTGCACCAACGCCGTCAATGCGCCAAGCCCATGCAAGAAAGATCGTGCTGAATTGCATTTCACCACGATCTCCTATGTCCGACACATAAGGTGTGCTAGTAAATGGATTTCCATACACATCAACGATGTCGCACCATTGATAGTGAATGCCCTGCACAATGATCGAATGCCCCTTGTACTCAATCTCTTGATAGGTATTCGGTAATTGTTTTAGTTCGATCATGTTGTCGAATCGTTTGTTACGCAACCATGTCGAGTAATGCGTACTGCCTTGATAGTTCTTGTAGTACTTATCTTGAATCGCTACGAATCGATCTAAGAAGTAACTCATTTATGCCACCATGTCTCTCGCTTCGAGAACCTTCTCGATTAGTGATTGAAGAGTGCGTACATCGATAGTGCAAGCACCGCTTAGTTTGTATTCGCCGTTTTCTTGACGGCGATTGCGAATCTCGAAGTCGAGTTTGTCTGCACGACTACCGATAATTGATCGAAGCGATTCTTTAACCGCATCAATAGATCGCTGAGCATTATCTTTCTCGATCTTCTCTTGTTGTTCTTTGGCTTCGCGTTCTGCCTTCCATTGAGCCTCACGAAGTTTCTCTTCGGCTTCTTCCTTAGACCAACGAGTTTCAAGAGTTGCATACTCAGCAACGATGTCTTGCGCTCTTGCTATCCAGTAGATGTCACCTTGTGTAGCACCAGCCCAATCAGAAGATTTGACGATGTAACCGACTGATCTACTTCCCTTTGGTGCAGAAGTAAATTGTGCATCATCAGGATTATCTGATCGATACACCTTGTATTCGTATTTTTCTAGTGAGACTAACTCTGCCTGAGCAACGGCTCTGCGTTGCACCTTTGTCGGGTCTTTCTTATCTTGCGATGAATAATCCCATGAAGGAATAACGCCGTACTTAATACCTACTTTGAGTTCTGCTGATTTCATTTATTTATTCTCCTTAGTTGTAATTGTTTAAGTGGTGTGGTGCGCCAGCCTTCCACAAGTAACGCACCACACCGAGTCACCTAGAGAGTGACAGTTAGTTGTTTACGAGACGGCGAGAGATCGCGTACTTCACGATTGATTTCGCCATGTAAACAAGATCGAATGGATTACGAATTACAGAAGCGATCTCGCAATAGTGAGACTTCTCTGCGTTTAGTTCAACAGGTTCGGTACTTTCAGGAATGTACGCGAATGCAGTAAGCACACCAGCACGAGCCATGCGCTTGATTGTTTCGTGATTGTCTCTCTGATCGCCCGACCATTCTCCGTCAGTAATTGCGAAGAAGATTCGTACAGGCTTTTCAGTTTCAGCAAGCAATTTAGTTGCGTACTGAATTGCGCCGTCAGCAGTTGTGCCACCACCAGTACCAGCATCACGAATTGTGTTACCGACACGATCAGTTGCACGATACAAAGTGTTAGCACGATCATTGAAAGTGATAACAGTTGTGTTTGCATTAACGCGATCAAGTGCCTTCTTAATTGCGTACATGGCTTTGTACGCACTAGAGGCTTTGTGTCCTGACATTGAACCTGAGTTGTCTAACAAGATCACGCATTCGATCTCAGTCGCATCTTCACGACCTTCATTCCATTGATCGAATACAGTATCGAGATCATCACCACGCAAGTAGCGATGTGCAGACAAGCGACCTTGTGATTCGTATTTATCCCATGCAGGGTCGAATGACGATCTCAATCGCTCTAACTCACGACCGAATGACAACGATGCTTGAAAGGTATTTGCATCAGGGGCTAAGTCGCGGAATGAATCTAACTCAGGCTCTTTTGAATTGTTGGTAGTAAGAGAAGGCAGACCACCAATCTGTCGCAAGATGTCATTGATTTCAGTTTCATTAGAATCAAGAATGTTTTCTAATAGATCACTAATCAATGTATCGATTAACTCGCCAGCAGAATCACCAGCAGAATTAGAAGATTGATCTGAATCAGAATCCTGATCTGAATCCTGATCTGAATCAAGATCATCGAAATCAAGATCGAAATCAATGTCGTTGATGTCAACATCGATAACAGGTTTTGATTTTAATTGTTCAGCCAGTTGTGCATCATCTTCTTTGTCGAGTTGTTGTGAGCGATCACGATCTTTTTCCTGCTTCTTTGGTGGAACAGGTCGTGAGTTAGCAGACGATTCCAAGCCCTCTTGTGGTCGTTTGCCGTGACCGAATGGGTCATTGATACGAATGACACAGTCACCTTCTTGACCAGCACCAGCAGGGCGTACAGACCCACTATCGCCACTACCTGAGCCGTTGCCTGAGCCATTACCTTTTGGAAGTAACTCATTAAATCGCGCAATAAGTTCCTTTCCTTTTTCAGTATCAGCAGGGAATAGAAGAGTGCGGTATTCATCGACTACTGCACAGATTTCATCGATCTGATCTTGTTCAGGATAGGCATTACGAGATTGCGCTCTTAGATCAACAGGCAAGTACCTACGACCACGCAATAGCGGATAAGAGTTAGTGAAAGCCTCTTTGTTATCAACGAAGTGAATCAAGATCGTGGCAGTAAACCAATCGATCGTTGACGGATACTTAGCCGTAAAGAGAGTTTCGATTCTCTGATCTTCAAGTGCGTTGTATGCCATGAAGTAATTGTTATCTCGTACATAGTCGAAGAGTTCTGAGCCCTCACGAGATGTGTACAAGATGTGACTGATCTCGTGAAGATCAAGACCCTTGATACCAGCGATTGATTTAGCATCGTTGAGATCACCAATAACACGAGAGTTGAAAGTGACAGTTGATGCACCTGACCAAGCAGGTGCTTCCATAGCCGAGTTCTCAACAGTCACAGTCACTTTACGAAAAGTGAATGCAGAATTAACACGACCAAAGAATTGTGTGAATCTCTCTAGTCGTTGCTTCTTCTCTTCTGCCTTGATCGCTTGTGATCGTAGTGACTCACGAGTTTCACCAAGTATGTCGAGTTCCCACTCTTCAATAGCATCGTGATAGTTCACAGTTACTCCATTTCGTTTACATGACGGACATTTACCACAGGCACACATTGTTAAGCCGTTGCGTGTTCAGTTGTGATCGCATCAACATCGAGTCCGAGTTCTTCTCGAATGTTGTATGAAGTACCTTCAAGAAGCATCTTGACCGCAGGTCGCTCTTCATCTGTGAAGTTGTTTACGAATACATCGCAAGCAAACTCGAATGACAAGCCCTTTGCTAACTTCTCGAATGTTTTTAGAATGCGTGGTGATACAGGTGTCTCGAAGATAGTTCCACGATCTGATGCGTGATCTTCTCTGCGAGATGTTGATCGCATTCCGTTTGCAAGTTCCAGTAGAGATGAAGATGTGATGATCTTCTTCTCAATGGTGGTGTCGTAGTCGAATCGCAATTTAACTTCGAAGCGATCTTTCCACGCCTCATTAAGTAACTGAGTGCCACGATAGTTTGGATTTTGATCTGCAACGACTAGAAGATCAGGGTGTGCGTTGATTACTTCGTTGTCATGTGACATCAATGTAATTGAACGGCGATCATCGAGAAGGCTCATGAGGTACTGAGACAGGTTCTTAGGTGCGTTGTTGAGTTCGTTAATCAGTAGCAAGCCACCCTCACGAACGATCTTTGTGATCGCGCCGTCAACCCACTTTAGTTTGCCGTCAGCATCAGGGAACAAGCCACCGATTAACTGAGTGAAGTCGATCGCTGAGTTACATGGAACAGCGAAGAAGTTCATGTGTCGCTTTGATGCGTAAGCAAGTGCTGATGTTGTCTTACCAGTTCCAGCATCGCCTTCGATCAAGATGTTCATGTTGTTAGTTTGTGCGAAGTCGTACATCGCATCTTCTGTAACGCCACCAGCGAAGGTGCGTGGAATGTAGTGCGATGTCTTTTCCAATGTAGGAACGAACAGGGTCTTGTTTTCTGTAGTCATTTGGTTTCCGTTTTCTCTAGGTGATTAGTTTGTTTGGTAGTCGGTTGTAACTGCATCAGGGTTTTTCACAATGATCTTTGATGCAAGGTGCAGATCATCGAGTTGCGTAGTTAGTTCTTGAAATGAATTGAAGATGTTGCACTCTTCTTCAATACGAGATTCGATCTTTGATAGAGAAGATTGAAGTACCGCAACGATCTGTTGTGGCGCACCCTGTTCGAGTGCGTTGTCGAGTGCTAACTCAACCATTGTGTGAAGTAATCCGAGTTCATCGAGATTGAATTGGCTCATTAGATACCCCGATTCTTTTGTGAGAGTTCGTGAAATAGGTTTTCAAGTAATACGCCAATAACGCCAGCGATAACCGCAAGAATAAGAATGCTAATCAAGTTGAGTAACCTCACTATCTATCCATGCATCGAGACGAAAGTTCTCGATGATCTTGTAAGCACGAGCAGAATCTCTGCCCTGATAAGTAACTCCGTCAGGTAACGAGATCAGTTCGTTAATCCAACCAGCGTTGTAGTGATTGATCGCTTCAATAGCAGTTTCAATCATGATGTGTGGAACAGGTGGATAGCAATTACTAGAGAAGTGAATTGCGATCTGTTGTTCAATAGTAGGAACAAACTCACCGCTTGCTAACTCTTCTGCGTGTAGTCGACCCATGTTATGCAACCGCCCTTCGTACATAGTTTTGATGTTTTGATGTTGTAACTGAGTACTTAACCTCAGGAATAAACCAGCCCTTGTCAGAATGCCAAGCGATTGGAGTGTTATACGAGTACACAATGAAATCGGGTTTATCTAGTTTTAGTTGTTGTTCAAACTCGATCGGTAATTGACCGATTAAGTGAACAACCTCATCGTAACGAGTAAGAACGCCGTAGAGGTTGTTACCTGTGAATGCAACGCGATCAACAATTAGATCGCCAGCCTTTGCGTTAGAAGTGCGAGTTGTTGTCATTTAGTTTCTCCATTACATAGTCGGCAAATAAGAGCAGGTTTGTCATTTAGTTTTACGAACCATAAATCGGTTGAAGGTTTAGCGCAGATAGCGCAATCAAGAATGATCGTCATTACTTAGTTACCTTTACGATGTCTAGTTGTTTGATGAAGTCGAGTGTGTAGTTATCTGATTTAGTTGAGTAGAAGCGAGTTCCGTCATTTAGTAGTAGATCGATAGCGATCTCAGTAATACGACCACGAGCAACGATGTTGCCCTTTGCATCAATGAATGTTTGTTGTTTCATTTTTTATTCCGTTTCCTTTTGTAGTTACTAGTGGAATTGAATACATCGAGTTATGTATTCATAGCGATCGATCACCAAGATAGTTCGCTGACTATTTATGGTGATCGATCACTATTAACACATAAGCAGAAGTGCTGATCGTTGTTGTTGTAACTAGTTTCAATGTGCAATCGGTTGGATTGGTTACCACCTGCACTCACTAGTAGAGACATTCCGTCACTAGTTACATGACGATCTCCACACTTCATTCCCTAAGCCCTACTGCTATTCACAATCAGTTTCGTGATCGTTAATCCGCGCCCTTGAAATACCGCTTGAATGTAAATACTTTTTTTACATTCGCATCGCCGTAGCAAGCATGATCGAATCGATTATTTATTTCGGTGTTATTGCATCGTATAGTCCGACCGCACACTTTCTGCCTTAGTAACTAGTTATTAAGTGATAACTAATACCGAATAAATAAATCGCAGTTTCTTAGTCACTATGAATAATAAATAAATAAATTGATCGTCACACAAGTACTGTCCACTAAGGGAAATCTTTCGCAGGTTGTTTCACCGATGTTTATTTATTATTAAATTATTGTTGAAGCCAGTTACCTGTTTCAACGATTCGCTTTTTTCACTTTGAATGATTCAC